TGGCCCAGATTTAGGTAATATGAAGTCGTAGATGTATCATAATAAACTGGAGCGCGCATCTGATTATTTGCACGGAAATATCCGTTATCAGCTCGACCTTGTACCGTACCATTATAATAAATTTCTGTGTAGCTATTTCGCGTAGCTCTAATCGCCCATTCATTATTAACGTCGTTGTATATACCGGCCTGATTGCTCGAACTCCTTGCCATGAACACCCATTCACCATTAATAGAGTAGCCGCGCCAATCACCTTTACCATCACCGTTAATTTGTATCGAACCATAATCACCGGTTGGATAAGAAATATTAATGGTTGTGTCGTCATTATACACAGGATAAATTATGGTGGTTCTGAGTTCGTTGAGCCGAGATTCATTAGCTGGATTAACGTAGAAGTTTGTATTATCACTGTCTGTGAACTGTGGAGCTCTGGCCTCAACAGGAGCCAAGAAATACCCATCATTGACCTCAGCCTGAATGACGTTATTCCATCTTAATTCAACACCTGCATCGGCGACTGCGCCGTGTCTCATTAATATCATCCAATGATTATTAACATCATTGTAGATACCTGAAGTCGTGCCGTTATTGTGCATGAAGACGGATCGGCCGCCAATTGAAAAGCCTTCGTAGGAGCCTACAGCACCACCATTAACCTCGAATGAGCCAAAGTTACCGGTAGGTCTTCGTAACCTGACCTCACCAGTATCCAATAAAATTTCATTTAATTTTGAATCTCCAGCCGGATCAACATACCACGCCGTATCATCATTATCGTACATGATGGGGGTTCGGAATTCCGGCGTTGCACGAACATAGGAATTATTGACCAGAAGCCTTGCGGAACCTCCGGTTACTACTCGCCATGAATCCTCGGCATTAAATTGAATATAGGTATTCGTGTCACCATTGTGCTCGATATAGTCATCAAGACCAATCTGGTTCATTATCGATTTAGAGGCAAAGTCACCATAATAGTTATTATTGTCTGCGTCATAATATCTACTGAAATATGCGTTCGCCCCTGTAACATCACCTGAGAAATTAGCTGTCTGAGCGTATACCGTTCCCCAACGATAGGTAGATAAACCTAAAGAACCAGAATTGGTAACTCTTGGAATAACATTACCACCGGCAGCATTTGCGTTTGTGCCAAATACGTAATGAGTAGTAGGCTCTGACGATTCAAACGCCATTGCCATATTAGCACCTGCCGTATATGAGTTATCGGCATGCCAAGCTTTAATAGAAACTTGTTGTAATCCACTTAACCCTGGTGTTTCAGCAGAGCTTTGGTCAGTAAATGTGATACCAACACCACCACCATTACTATCTTTTTGTAATTCTATTCCTGAACCGTAAACTTCAAGCTTACGTCTTGCTCTTACTCGGTTTGCATCTATAAGTGCTCTTTGAACACCATTTGTCTGGAATGTAATTACGTCTGCCGAAGAGAAACCAAAATAAGTATTGAGATCACCGCGGTGACGAATATAATCATCAATCCAGATCTGGTTTAATTCAGAATCACCGGCTGGATTGACGTAGTAATTATTATCATTATAATCAATGAATTGAGTAAAGTATGCTGCACCACCCATGCCAGAAAGGTCTTTGCCATTTCTTATCCTAAGAGTAGTACCCTCGGTCATGTAGATACCACCACCCCAACCGAAGGCCAATTCTTCATCCTTCAAGAATGTTGCAGTACCGGCACCAAATACAATTGCGTCATTGGCTCCATTCAGCTGAAGACTTCCACCTTCGAAATGGAATTTGTTAGCACTTACAGAGCCGACCAGAGGGGTATTATCATTCTGGGTATAAACGGGAATATAATTACCAAAGAAAATCTGGCCATCATGAGCAAAGTTCGCAATAGGAATAAACGTATCACCAGTCCAAATCTGGAAGCCATTCTCTGCTGTTGGATTTGAAGGCGAACCATTCAACAAGAAGAATAAATTATCTCCTGCTGATTCGATTGCTATAGAACCAATTGAGGAACCATCTTGCAAGAAGTCAAGATATTTACCGCCGAATGCCCATGGGTTTGTCTCTGTGTTATTCAGTCGATTTAGAGACACCATTGCCTGACCACCAGCAGTACCACTGACGGCTATATTTGAGTTACCGGTTCCACCATCCCATGCATGTGTATTAAGGGCAATACCACCATTGCCTGAGTTATCCGACCATCGGGTACCATTCGTGATAATACCTTGTCGAATTGAACCACCAGCGAACATCGAGGTCGTTGTATCTGTGAGATCAATATAATAATTATTGTCATCGTAATCGATAAATCGAGGAGCTCGGAAATCAACAGAGGATTCAATATAGGTATTGGTAACATAGAATCGTCGGACACTATTTGTGACGATTTCAAAATCATCTGTGCCAGGGAACTTGATCCAGTTGGTAGTATCACTGGCAGATCGAATCTTATCAACAAGATTAATTCGATTCATCCGTGATGATGATTGAGGATCAACGAAGAATGATGTATCTCCTAAATCATAATAGAAATCGAAATATGCAGCCTCTGTGCCACCAAAGCCTCTAATATTTCCATCAAAATATACAGTATTTTCAAAATAAAATGCTGGCCTATCAGTTCTGAAATGGGCGTAGTCGGGATCTTCGGCACCAATATTTACTGTGCCGTTGGTCGTGCCAAAGACATGACTATTTGCACTATTGGGATTCCAATAATAATCTTGATTGGCCTGATCGTAGTAGATAGGAGCCCAGATCTCATTCTTGGCTTCAAGATATGAGGTTCTAACACCAGATGCAACTAATCCAGAAGAGTTGGTAGTATCAGCACCAATTTTATCGCCATAGAATTGCCACCATGCTCCCATTGCTTGACCAGCTACAGTATATGCATTATTATTATCATCAACTGTAAGATAGTTATCATCACCGGACGCATCATTTAAAAATACAAGTCTTGGTGTGACAACCTTGGTCGTAGCAAATATCGTGGTCGTAGAGATATCTGGGTCGGTGCCATCTGTAAGATTGGCTGTTGATCCGATATGTAATTTATTCAGAACTGAGGTAGACGCAAAATCACCATAATAGTTATTATCGTCTGAATCATAATAACGAGGCGCATACATGGCCCCATCAGCTGTAACATCACCAGAGAAATTACCATTGACAGCATTAATATCCCCGGTCAGAGTAATATTATTACCTAAGAAATCAAGATCGGTTGATAATACGGTGGTGTTTGCAGAGATTGCATTCGCGCCACCTACGACGACCTGATATTCATTTGTATTAGGAAAATGAATGTATGTATCAGCATCACCATCGTGAATGATTTCACCTACCAAGGCGATATCATTGACACGAGATATCCCAGCAAAATCCCCATAGTAGCTATTATCATTCTCATCATAGAATATCGAGGCTTCTATAGGTACGTTTGATGTGACGATCGTATTTGTAACTAATACCCTATCGACGCCATCTGTTCTTAATACAATCTGGGCAGATCCATTGAAACCAAGATAGGTGTTAAGGTCTCCACGGTGCCGGATATAGTCATCGATGTCGACTGTATTTAATTGAGAATCACCAGCCGGATCGGTATAATACGCCGTATTATCCAGGTCATAAAATATTGGTGATCGAATATTAAATATCGCATCAACGTTATTATCATTAACAAGGAATCTCGGAGTACCGCCGGTGATAACTCGGAATTGATTAGTGCCGTCGAAATCGATATTCGTGCCACTATTATTCCAAGCCTGAATTCGAAGATTCAAATTGATAGCTGACATATTAGAGACAGAAGCAAAGTCTCCATAATAGTTTAAATCATTTGAATCGTAGTAAATAGGAGCCCTGACTTGATGGAAGATCTGGGCATAGGTATCATTAATTCGAAAATTTTCTGTTCCGTTTGTAAAGATACTAAACTGATTCAGCCCAGTAAAATCTAGGTAAGTGCTTGAATTAGAATCAAATTGAATAATACCCAATAGAGATATATTATTCATTCGTGATGTAGAGGCAAAATCTCCGTAGAATGTAGAGTTATCTAAATCACGATATTGAGGTGCATACATTCTATTGACAGCATAGATGTCAGTATTAGAAGTAATGTCACCCCAAGAATTAATCTGGCCCTTGACAAGCAAATCACCATCTGCAGTAATATCATTACCAGCAGTTATGTCATTATTTGCAATTAAATTAAATCCTACCAGATCACCAGAGAATGTGCCGTTAACACCTGAGATATCTCCTGTTAGGTCGATATCAACACCAGTAATTGTACCATCGAAATCTGCAGAATTGAACTGAGAGGTTCCAGCCGGATCTACGAGATATGTTGAGTTATCTGAATCAAGTAATCTTGGAGCATATAAGTCAACAGAAATATCTACCCTAGATGGTCGTATACGAACCTTCTCTGCGCCACCAGCATAAAATGTAATATCGTCTGGATTCTGAAATCCAAAATAGGTATTGACATCGCCATTATGTATGATATAATCATCAAGACCAATGGTATTCATTTGAGAATCACCAGCTGGATCGACAATATAATTGTTATTATTTGAATCGATTATTCTGGGTACATACATATCGACGGCGACATCGACTCTTGTATCTGCAACTCCAATCCTCTCTGCCCCACCAGTCTGCAGACTGATATCATTATCGGTGAAGCGAATCAGTGTATCCGTATCCCCATTATGGAATAAATCGGAGTCAATTCCTACGTTACCGACGACAGAAGTAGCTGCAGGGTCTACATAATAAGAAGCATTATCTGCATCAATAAATCTTTGACCAATGACATCAGTACCAGCAGTGATAGTGGTATTGGCGGTAATCGAAGATCCGGCCGAGATGGTCGTTACAGATGTGAATGAATTTGCACTCAAAGCATAATTGAATACGGCCGAACCATCAGCATTCAGGTATAGATTGGTATTGGTATCGTCACCCAATTCCATTCGAGTTGCGGATTCGTTATAAGTGATGATATAGGTATTGCCATCATCACCCTTGAATTGAAATGTTGGATTGAGAGAATCAATCGTGGTATTACTATCTAATGTCCACTCATCATTCGTCTCATTCCATAAGAAATAGGTATTTGCACTAGTACCACGGTTGATTTCTATACCGGCGTCTTGTGTTGGAACACCAACGTGATTGGCATTGAGTGTGATGATATTGTCAGATAAGAGAATGGTCTCTGTATCGACGTATGTGGTATTACCAGAGACGGTTAAATCGCCTTGGATGGTAAGATTACCCACCATCGTATCATCTTCATCCGATCGTAGGAACTGTGTGGAGTCTAATCCATCGATTGTGTCCGCGTCAAGACCATTGCCAGATCCTTCATCTGCCGTGGTAAGAATCCTAAATCCTTCGATGGTGGTATTCGATAGGCCTGTGAAATCATTTCCTGTAGAAGTGATTGACAAACGAGAACTTCCATTATATAATAGATCTAATCCCTGTGTAATTCCGAATCGTATTACATTATTTCCACTACCAATATCATAGATACCGGCAGAAGGGTTGGTGATATCGAGAGAGTTTGAATCTCCAATGAACTGAGCAAGATTGGCAGGATGGGAATTTGATGTATTTCGTACTAAAAGCGAATATGTGTTCGCAATCGAGTTGGTGATTTCTGCTTGACCAGAGAATAAACTAGGACCGGATACTTGAAGCGAATCGGTACCATTATCGGTGAGGGTACCAAAAAGGCCCCTACCAGCTGTAGCGATTCCGTTCTTCGCAAGAAAGAATTTATTGTTTGCCATTCGGTTCCATTCTCCCCAGTCAGGCGTTAAATTGTTATTCTATAAGAGTGATCGATGCTCTATATGTCGTAGACGTAGCTCCTGCCGATGATACCCTCAATAAGATAAATCCGCCTGTATATAACACATCGAATGTACCTAATTCAGAATTCGTGAACACAGAACCATACTGTGTGGCGACTGCCGTAGATCCATCATGTGTGATTAACATTTTAACCACATGTCTATTTATTCCTGTTGTAATTACACAGGAAACCTCTGCCCCACCATAATCATTCCCGTTCCATATATACAGATTTGCCGGTAGTACGTTCGTCGTGGTTATTTCTGCACTATCGAATCGAGTGAATTGTTGTGCGATATATCCACTGCTAATGAAATTGTTCGCTGTTACATCTTCAGAAACAACGATAGAGGTATTGACCGTGAGATCACCTTCGATGACAAGATCACCCGTAATCGTATCACCAGTAACATTAACGAATAATGCATTGGCCTGTGCTTCAGTCAGACCAGCTTCAATGACACCGGTAGATACACCAACAACGTGACCGAATGTATCGAATTCAAGGCTAGTGATTGCTGTATTATTAGCAACCGAAGTATTAGCCACACTAGATGTATCTGCGTGATCGAATGTAATTGAGACATTTGCAAATTGGTTGGCGTTGAATGTACCACCACCATCGAGAGCATCACCAGCCACGAGGGTAATGTCAGCGGTACCCACATTAGTATTAGCTTGTGTGGCTGCCTGATTGATAATATCTTGGGCTTCAAGTCCATCAAGAAGATCGGCATCGAGTAATGACCCAGCACCATCATTTGTGACATCAAAGAAACCTAATGCCCTGATGTCGGCAGCAGTCTGGTCTGCGGTAGCTCCTGGTTCGATACCATCTAATTTGGCACCATCAACTGCAATATCTCGGCCATCAACAAGACCACCAAGGTCAACATCATTTGTGATGAAGACACCATTAGCGGTTGTTCTTAGCCTTTCAGATCCATCATAATATATTTGAACATCTGCCGATTGAGTGGCAACAACCATATTATTGCCAGTACCATCTGTGATTCTCACTTTATTGGAATTGATAAAGAGATCACCTGTACCGGCGTCATTAATTACACTATCGTTGCCATTGTGGAATAATTGCAGATCAGAACCATCACCAAAGTTTAATTTCGCGTTGTCAGCAAATCCTACGTCAGCTCCAAACTGATCGATCAACGTTGTATAGACTGATCCATCTTGTGTTTGGGTGACCAGAGTATTGTTTGCAGAAGACCAAGTGATATCATCGATACCAGCTACGGGTGATGTATTCGCGACTGTGATTCTGCCATCTACGTCAATGGTAAGAACAGGAACCTGGGATGAAGATCCATATGTATTGGCAACGACACCAGTATCTTCTAATTCTGTTGCAATCGAGATCGTGCCAGTATTAGAGGTGGTCGATCCAGTGACCTTTCCTGTTAATTCGACAGTGATGTCATCTTCTAATTGATCGAGACGAGCACCATCTGCAGCAATATCACGGCCATCGACCAAACCATCGACGATGATATCATCATAAACATGGATACCAGTACTGGTCGTATCCATCCTTGCGACGTTATCGTGATATAATGTAACCTTTCCATTTTCAGTAGCAGTAAGATAAGGTTCATTATTAAAGTAACTTCTGATTTGTAAATCACTGCCCTTGAGGACAAGATTACCCGTACCCGTATCTTCGATGATAGAGGTCGTTCCAGTGTGGAAAATTGCCAAATCACCATCAGCACCAAAAGTTAATTTTGCACTATCAGCGAATCCTACATCGGCACCGAATGAATCAATAAGGACAGAGAATACAGATCCATCCTGCGTCTGGGTCACTAGCGTATTGTTGGCAGAATACCATTCTATATCTGATACACCAGCAACCGGAGCAGTATTTGCCAGAGTGATTCGACCATCCTCATCTACGGTAAGGACAGGAACCTGAGAAGATGAACCGTATGTGTTAGCAGTAACACCGGTATTGGCCAATTCTGTGATGACGGTCATAATACCAGTATTGGTAAATGCCTGGCCAGTTACTTTACCGGTGAGTGTGAGATCTAAACTTGCTGGAGGTACGTTGACGAAATTATTATAATCGAGATAATACGCGCCCTCTTGTCCATCAAGAAGGTCTGAATCTAGCTGAGATCCAGCACCATCTACCGTCAAAATTAAATCAAGTAATTCTTGAGGATCAGCAGTAAATGTGATGAGAGTATTTGCATTAGTATCTGGGTCATGCTGTTTTATGAAGAGTTTGCCTTCATACGTATTAACAACAACCTCACCTAATTCGAGATCTTCAAGTACTGGTGTCCACCCAGGGGTCGTATTGGAGACCAGATTTCTCTCTAATTGTATTATCGTGTCCTGACCATCGACCTTGATGATCGATACACCACCACCGATTCCTACACTAAAATTATTAGAGTGGAAATATGCAACACCCTTATTTGATGTATTTGCCTGTTCGGCTGCTATCGTGATGACATTATTTGATACGGTAGTATCGATACCGTCCCCGGCAGTAAATGTGAGGGTCTCACCGAGGGCTACATTATCGGCCGTACCAAATTCACCGGCGATGGTGATGAATGGATTTGCTATCTTTGCGTTTGTGATTCCTGAATCTTTAACACGTAGGGTGTCTGAAACAATCTCTATGGTCGAATCATCAACGTTAACATCGAATGTGAAGGTATTGGCATCATATGTTAAACCTTCACCACCTACAAGACTAGAGATACCACCTGATATCTGATCATCAACATAGAATTTAGTAGCAGCATCCTGGGCTAGAGTAGGATCTTGCAGATTTCTGATCTGCTTATTACTGACGAATATATGACTAAAGCCAGGGTCTAATGTAATACCTAATGATCTACTGATTGACGTAGAGGTAATCTGCATATCATTCGCGATGGTCAGATCGGTATCTAATTCCAGTTGATCTGCTGTGATAAGAGTATCTACATCGATAGAAGCGATAACAGAGTTACCATTTGGGTTTATGAAATATGCTGTGTCATCGGCATCATAAACAATTGGAGTCGTGGTAGAGAATGGAGCATGAAAACTAGAAGTAGCCTTTTCTACATACATCATGTACTGGAAGAAATTATTAACGAATCCTAATTTACCACCAGCACCATAAAGATATACTGTCGAGGCATTATTATCAGTAAACTGTACACCCGAATAGGTCAGACCATATCCAAATATGGCCTCATTGAATCGAGAGATACTTGCAAAATCACCATAATAATTTGGATCTTGTGCATCTACAAATCGACCAGCAGAAAAATTACCTTGTACCGTTACGTTGTTAAGATTAGATGAGCCGTTCGGGTCCAAATAGAAAGAGTTATTATTCGCATCGATGAACTGTGTGCCAGTAACACTTCCTGCAGCATTTATGGTATTGAGGATCGATGTCGATGCAGGATCTAGGTAGTACGTGATATTATCTTTATCATAATACCGAGACGCAAAGATGTCCCCCGTTATATCTATGTCACCGCCAGTAATCGAGATACCAGTGTTGGCGGTAATACTGCCCGACGTTGTTATAGAACCATTCGAGAAGAATACACCATCGATATCCAAATCACCACGTAATTCTAAATCCTGTAGGACGGTGAGTGAATCTGGGTCGACAAAGAAACTAGAGTTATTGGCATCGATGATACTTGGAACCGTAAGAGGTCCAGTCATCGAATCCCCTTCGATGTTTACAAAATTGACATTGAGGTCTTCTGATACTACAGATTGAACGTGGCCAAACTCGTCAAATGTGATATCATTAATAACGACACCAGGGCCATTGAGCACATCTGCAATGTTAGATGTATTCGCGTGCCGAATATCTGCAAAGGCTGCAACGCCTGGAGTTAGATCAACCTCAATACCACTATTTGCCGTAACACCAGCAAGGTAATCAACAGTGATCGCAGTATTAATTACTGTATTAGAATTACGAACTACCGTATTGGCACCAACCACATCACCCTGAAGATCAACGACAAAATTCCTGACATAGATCTCCATTTTACCATCTTCGGGTGGATTTCCAGTCGGTGAATCGTTGTAGATGACCTCGACGCCTTCCTTGGTAGTGAACTCCCACATCTGGCCGGCAATATCTTGTACCGTCTCAGTCAAATCCACAACTGTATTTGCAGAGAACGCAATAGGAATATCTAGGGCTGTGGTAATTCGTCCCTGAGCGTCAACAGTAAGCTGAGGAATGAATCCCTCACGTCCATAGACATCTGGATCAACAGCGGTATTTGCAAGGCCCCAACTAAATTCGTTATTGGCAAATTGTGCTTGCATTCCCTCGTTGACAGACAATTTGGGAATGTCATTAATAATATCCAAATTGAATGTATTTGCTCCATCATTGATTTGAATGAAGCGAGAGAAAGAACCATTCTCTAGGTAATCGTAAGTAACGACATCAGTATTCGAGGTGGGATTAGCCACTCCTGTTAATTTGATATCATTAAAAGTAATCTGTGGAGTATCAGACGATATGGTATCATTCAAGATGAATAGGTCGTCAACGCGAAGAGATCCATTCATGGTCACGAGACCAGAACTTCCGTTGATCGTTACCTGATTTAAATTATCACCGAATAGGAAATTACCTTGTTCAGTGATCTCTAATCTTTGAACTCCTCGCGTGAAGAATTGAAGCTGATCATTATCCGCGTTTGGTCCTGATTCTGCTATGATCCTTGTGTCTTGGTCGACATCAATTACTGCACCAGCAAGACCTGCCCACTGGGCTCCATCATATCCTTCGAATCGGGTATCGTTCGTATTGTATCGAATCATACCAGCTTCTGGTACGGTAGGCCTCTGAGATGAATTACCTACTGGGACAATGATAGCCCCTGAGATATCAAAGTTAACAATTTCCGTATTATTATCGATTACGTTGGTATAGACACGAGCCCAATTCTTTGTCGACGAACCTATATTGTAGGTATCATCATCATTTGGTACGAGATTACTTGTGAAGTCAGCGATTACCTCGATCGTATCAACGTCTTGATCACCAATTCGAATATTACCACCTAGTGTAATATCTCCGTCTACACCAAGATTACCTGCGATCTGGACGTCGCCTGTAGCGTAATCAAGAGTAAACTTATCTGAATTATCACCGTATTCAATGTTACCATCGGCATTGATAATTAATCTTTGCACACCCTGGGTAAAGAATTGTAGTTGATCGTTATCGGCCCCTGGCGCAGATTCTGCTTGTATCCTTGTATCTTGGTCGACATCTACGACTCCACCAAGGCCTGTCCAAGCAAGACCATTATATGCTTCGAATCTCTGGTCGGTTTGATTATACCGAATCATTCCTTGTTCGGGCGGAGGACGTTGAATCGATGTACCCGTTGGGATAACAAGTCCACCGGTGCTTTCAGAGTAAATTACTGTGGCGTCAAGCGTAAGCCTATTGTTGATACCATCGATCTCGGCAACCTCTAAGAGATCAAGATTTCTAATCTCTGGTACGGTATCACCTAGATTGATTTCTGTCGTGCCTATGGTGAAGGACGAATTAGCCAATAGATCGGGTGAGATACCACCTGCCTTAACTTGAAGAACATTATTTGCTATTTCTAATGTTTCATCATCGACGTTGACAGAAAAGATTGTATTTGCCAGACTGAGTCCATCTCCGGCATTGAAAGAACCTTCTCCTGCAAATTGCGTAAACGTGACTGGATCGGTTCCAATCGTGAATATCTCAGCATTATCTACACTTGCAATCCAACCTGTATCTCTATTCGCTGTCCCGTCTGATACGACAACAAAAGATCCAGGCAATTCATTCGATTCATCACCAAAAATTTGTCTGGTGAAGACCCATTCAGTAGAATTGTCTCCTACCTGGGTAAGAGAATAGATGCCATTTTCGGCTGATTCGGTTTGATCTTTGACCAGTAAATTAGAACCAAGGCTCCATAATTGAACATCATCGATACCAAGACCAGGCGCGGCCGGAAGAGTCAATGTACCAGCTGCAGTGTTCGCAGTAGCTCCTAGGTCAGCCGTAGTGGCTGCAAGTACAATATTTTTACCAGCAGAGACTTGAACAAGATTGTCTACGTATTGCTTGTTGGCAGGATCGGTTGGGTCTACTGGATCAGAAACATCTAAGAGATCTTGTTCTAAGATATCAATCTGGGCATCGACATAATTCTTATTGGCAGCATCTGTACCTAGGACAGGTAAAGAAATATTTTGTAAATTTGCGCCAGAAAGGTTGACAAGTGTGCTAGAAAGTGTTATAATCCCATTATCGGAACTAAGGGTATTAGTGGATAATTCAAGATTACCTACAGAAATAGAAGTAAGGTCTTCCAATACATCTGTAGATTCACCCAGGGTCAGGCTTGTATTACCGATTGAGAAATCAATCGATGATGTATTTATAGTGATATCACCAGACCCGTCGAAGACGGTATTACCAGAGATCACACCTGCAAGATTAACAGTCCTACCAGTTTCTAACCTAGAAGCAAAATCAATTACATTATTTGCCTCAAAACCTGTAATATGACCAAACTGGTCAATCTCAATATTAGAAAGGAAAGTTCCATTCGAGTAATTCGTACTCGTAGCCGTGGTAGTATTGGCATGGGAGATGACTACATTTGCTGACTCGATGTCATCTTCGGGGAATACAATGATTCCCGGCCCACCATCAATCCTTTGGATATAGGGCCCAATAGTATCAACGCCAAGAACAACAGAATCAGGTACGATTACTGGCTTCTTCTCACCAGATGTCACCAAAGGTCTTGTTTCAGAAGCCTTAGGAACACCACGAATCGTTCGATCACCGCCAACCTGAACCTGAAGATTCCCAGTTGTCTTTACAGTGACCTTATCCTGAGTTGGTGAAGTGGAAGTCTCGACCGTCTGTGAAGGGTTGATCGTGACGTTGATATCGGCCATGTTATATGACCTCGGAAATAGTCGGGACTATGATTGCCAAGCCTTCAACTACTTTTGATATCTCTCCTGATGTTTTTCTCATTAAGACGTCGTATTGGTATTTGCCTGGCTTTAAAGGATCAGTCACGGCGTCGGTTAACACTAAGGTGATTGCGCTGTTTGGCACATCCTTTTCAATAATAAAGTCGGCAATCTTTGATGTAGAATATATTTTCCTGATCGCGCCAAAAAAGTCATAGGTATCTATAGGAAGAGCCTGACCGTCATCGTCAGAAAGTCCGATTGTGATTCGGAAGTCTGTCCCTTGATCGATATATACGTTAGCTCTGGAGGCCATGGAAATAAATCTCTTTTAGTTCTATTTATAAATGCCAGAAAGAGGCAATAGCCCACCTAAAATGTAGGTGGGTCTACCTATTTATTTTTAAGTTCGGCAATCTCTGCTTTAAGAGCGTCTACCTCTGCCTTGAGATCTTTGATAGCCTCAATGAATAGACCAGCCATGTTTCCATATTCTACTGCGTAGGTATTGTCTTCTGAACCAGTGACGACTTCTGGTAATACCTCAAGGGTTTCCTGAGCGATCACACCAAGCTTTCGAGTTTTAGACTCATCGTCAATTCGGTTGAAGTACACACCTCTTAGCTTCATCACCTTATCTAGGGCACTATCAACGGTAATTACATTCTCTTTCAATCTCGCGTCGGAAGCAGAAACAAAGTTAGTACCTGCATATACAACGCCAGTTTTCTCCATGTAGGCAACAATCGAATTGGAAGAGTTTCTAACGATGATATCTCCATCGTCGCACTCTATATCATTACCATTAATATCGAGTTGTTGATTAAAGGTAGTGAATTCGCCTGGAGTAACAACCCATGTGTCATTCTGCGTCCCAAACCCGGTTTCGAGATATAACATTGGGACACCAACCAAAACATCACCATAAAATAGAATTCTTTCATTATCGGTATCGACGGCACCTAGAGGACCAAATCTTTCGAAGAAGAATTCACTTGTATCAAATTCCCATCGAGATAGTACCGTGGTAGAAGAATTCCTAATTGTGATATCTTTATTTGTATCTGAACCTACAGAAGATATTAATAATTCATCAGTTGACTGATATTCAATACTGATATCTGCTGAGTTACCAAATTGGAGATCTGCATTATCAGCGAATCTGAGGAATACGTTTGTAGTTGTTAGGTTTGTTGTACCATCCCAACCAGTTGCACCACCAGGTAGACCAGTAACCGTGGCTCCAGAAAAGTCTACATCTCCTGTGAATGCAACCTCATATGGGGAACCAGTGGTCAAGACAGTGATTGCACCAGTGCCCAGATTTGCATTTGCTGCTGTTAGTGAACCCGTGGCATCAGTCCATCCAAGTGATGAACTTGTGTAGTACGTTGTAGAACCATCATAGACCAAGACAGGTTGAGAGTTATTTCTTATTGCTAGAGGTGCGCCTGATAATGCTGATGGAGCAGTACCTGAACCTGTTGGCCCCTGAATACCATCAGTACCAGTAGGACCTTGTGAGCCCGGCAAACCTGTACCAGTGGTACCTTGTGGACCCGGACCTCCATCAGCACCTTGTGATCCATCGGTACCCTGAGCACCAGACCCTACGGGCCCTTGGAAACCATTTGGCCCTTGAGCACCATCTCCACCTGGATTTCCTTGAGCACCATCCTCACCTTGGAAACCAATGTCTCCCTGTGGGCCTGGACCACCCGGTGGACCGGATGGGCCCTGAGCACCTTCACCGGTTGGACCTTGAATACCATTACCCTGAAGACCAGCGGGACCCTGTGGGCCATCACCACCCTGTGCACCCGGCGTACCAGCACCAGACGGGCCTTGGAATCCATCATCACCTCTGATACCTTGGAATCCTCTTGGGCCCTGTGCACCTTCAGCACCACCATCTCCATCGAGACCCTGTGTTCCAACTGGACCTTGTGGACCTTCTGGGCCCTGAACACCATCTTGGCCTATACCAAATGGGCCCTGGGTACCTTGTATACCAGTATCACCCTGAATACCTGGGTCACCACCGCCACCTTCTGGGCCGATAATACCTTGGAAGCCTTGAATACCTTGAGCACCTTGCGCGCCAGGAGCACCAGCACCTGGGCCACCCTGTGCACCAAATTCACCTTGGGTACCTTGAATACCTTGAGGCCCTGGAGCACCAGTTCCTGTATCACCCTGGTGACCCTGAATACCTTGAATACCCTGAACACCTGATCCACCGATACCATCTGTACCTTGGAATCCTTGAATACCTTGTGTACCCTGGGTTCCCTGAGCTCCCTGTGTACCTGGAGTACCAACCTGACCGGCAAAACCTTGTGCACCTTGAGAACCCAATGTTCCCTGAGCAGCATCACCAGTTCTAAAGAATTCTAAGAAACACTCATCCCCAGCAGTGAATGATTGTGTTCCTTCATCTATCAGTGTTGATAATGTCAATTCAACATAAGTTGTTTGATTGATAACAGCTGTGACTGGCCAGATATAGAATTCAGCAAAATCTGGAGTCGCGTTATTATCGGTGCCCTTAATAACAATGTAACCTTTGGGGTTACTTGTACTAGCACCGAATGAATTTAACCAGCCATCAACCGTCGGATTACCTGCGTCAGCACTAGCGTTGTTGATATAGATTGCAGTAGCTGCATTCTGAGTACCATTATTCAGTCTGAAATTACCAGTACCTGGGTCTGACTGAGCAGTGCCTGAATCAAAGGCGAATTTAAATCCAGCAGAAGCACCAGCCTGACCATCATTACCTTGAATGCCCTGAGCATCGGTACCTTGATTACCTTGAATACCTTGAGGACCTGTTCCGCCGGGGCCTTGGAATCCAGCAAAACCTTGGTTGCCATCTTCTCCTCTGTAGCCTTGAATACCCTGTGTTCCCTGAGCACCAATACCAGCCTGACCTTGGTTGCCTTGGATACCTTGAGTTCCTTGAGAACCAGCACCATCAGCACCTTGGAAACCTACATCACCTTGGAAGCCATCTGTTCCCTGATCACCCTGAATACCTTGAGTTCCTTGAGCACCTTCGTCACCGGAATCGCCAGTTCGAGCAAATGTTACTGTTACATCTTCTGAGTTGACAAAGGTTCCGTTACCATTTAGATATGAAACATCAATGGTATGGGTCTCATTATTTTCAGTAGAACCCGAGATCGTGTAGATATGGAATATCGCGGGATCTGATTTCTTCGTGACCTTTACGTGGCCCTTGATGGCTGATGTTGAATCATCAATTGTTCTCAAGTAGGCCTCGATGCTCACACCGTAGTCATCAATTTCACGAATGAATATCTGAGTTGCGGCAGATGGTGTGGCATTATTGTAGCGAATTAAGCCATCGTAACTTCCAAACGGAGGATAGGTCGAGGTTGTCGTGTCGAATGTATAGTCAAATGTGACACCACCGAATCCACCTGATGCTCCCTGAATGCCCTCACCCTGAGGACCTTGAGGACCTTGAGGACCTTGGACACCCTGCGGGCCAAGATCACTGATAATAATATTACCGACCATAGCCGCATGAGTAGAACACTGATAATATAACAGGCTCGGTGCATTGGGAGGCACGACGAATGTGATTTCACCGTTGTCCTCACCATTATTGGTGACCCCAGTATTATACTGATCTCCAGTACCTGTACCTGGGTCTGTCTTGATATAGAACGGATGCCCTGAAGCATTGATCTGGAATTTATATGTGAATCCCCGAATCAGAATGATATCTGGGTTACCACCGATACCATCGACAACATAATCAGTGTTACCGTTATTGGTGATCTGATAAATTCTTGCACCATCGGAACCTATCTGTCCCTGAACACCTTGAATACCAGTGTTACCTTGTGGCCCTTGGATACCCTGGGTACCTTGATTTCCTTCTGAACCGTCAGCTCCTTGTGAGCCAGTAGCACCTTGGAGACCAGTATCACCCTGAATACCCTCATCACCGGTAGGCTGGAATGTAATGTATACGCCATTACCTTCAGCAGCAATGATTGATGTCCAATCAGAATCACCGGATTCGAATTGAACATTAATAGTCCACCAACCGGTCTGATCAGCAAAGGCAGTATAAGAGAATTTAGCATAATATCCCCTGAAGCCTTTACTCACGATTGTGAGATAACCCTTAGGAGTATTATTCACCCCATTTAGGGCTGGGATGATTGTATCGAATACCTGATTATAGACATCAAGGTCATCGATATACAATGCCGTGGCTGATGCCAACAAAGCATTATTGAATTTTAAATTACCGAACGATGGATCTGACGCAGTGGTATTTGTATTGACGTAATTATATTCCCAAGACAATCCACCCATCGGGCCGATTGCACCTGTATTACCGCCAAGACCTTGTGCCCCTTGTGGCCCCTGAACACCTTGTAGGCCCGGAGAAGAAGGAATAAACGTAAGGACACTTTCTGGTCCATATGTTGATACCTGGCCAGTTTGGTCAGTCGAGCCCGATTCCCACTCTAAGTCTAATGTCCACCAGCTAGTATTATCTGTGATTCCATTGACCAAGAACCAGGTATTAATATCACCCGATGCAGTATTAGCATTGCTTAAAATCAAACTTCCGTATGGAGCGGAAGGTAATTGACTCATATAACCCAATACAGCTTCTATACCATTAGATAAACCAACATCACGATCATCAATATACATTTCTGGAGTCCCAGAAAGGAAATTGCTATCAGTTTTGAAGAATGTTTGGCCTGGATCTGAGGCTGTCGTTTGAGCAGTATTGTAATTATAGAGGAATGAAAAAGGAGGTAATCCAGTACCAACAGTACCCTGTGTACCACTGAATCCTTGAAGACCTTGAGCACCCTGATTACCAGCTGGGATGAATGTGATAGATGCAGTAGCATCACCAGTAGGTACTACAGCACCAGCATTCCAACTTGTGCCTGGGAACGCGTCTGTTCCTTCGAGCTCAGATCTCTCAATGAAATTGATATCAAAATTACCCCAGTCAGAACCAGTACCTGTTACAGACCAAGTCCAGTTGGTATATTCATATATGATATACTGATAAGTGCCATTTGATTCTCTGGCACTTCGAATTATAATTTGGCCTTTCGGGCTAGATGTGATAGCATCAAGATAATTAAACAATTCGTCGATTCTTCGACCAGAACCCGCCAGATCATCGATCCACATTTCTGTGGCTAATGTTACGTTAGAATTGTTTAAATACCAAGTATTAAGGCCGGGGAACTGGCCACCAGTTGTATTTGTACTGAATTCCCAATAGAAAGACAGACCTCCTGCCCATCCTTCCACACCTTGGTTACCAAGATTTCCTTGAATACCTTGATTACCCTGTGTTCCCTGAGCACCCTGAGCACCACCAGCACCGGTTCCACCTTGGATACCGAGATCCCCTTGGATACCTTGAGGCCCGGATATCCCTTGTGGGCCCGTGTTGCCTTGCAATCCCTGAACCCCTTGGTCACCCTGAATGCCCTGCGTACCTTGTGGCCCCTGATTTCCCTGAAGCCCTTGGAATCCTTGAATACCCTGATTCCCTTGAGTTCCTTGGTTACCTTGAATGCCTTGAGGCCCAGTATTACCCTGTATACCTGTTGGACCTTGAGTACCGATAGCATCAGTACCCTGAAAACCTTGAATGCCTTGAGGGCCAGTATTACCCTGTAATCCTTGAGTACCTTGCGGTCCTTGGAATCCTTGTGTTCCCTGTGGGCCTTGGATACCTTGAGGGCCAGTATTGCCCTGTAAACCTTGGTTACCTTGGATACCTTGGTCGCCCTGAAGCCCCTGAGGACCTAAGAACCCTTGAGGGCCTTGAATACCTTGGATGCCTTGAATTCCCTGAGTCCCTTGCGGGCCTTGGATACCCTGTGGTCCGACATCGCCCTGAATACCAAGATCACCCTGGGTTCCCTGAGAGCCCTGAGGCCCGATAAATCCTTGGATACCTTGGAAACCAATAGGGCCTTGAATACCGAGATCACCTTGGACACCCTGTGGACCTTGCAGACCAATGAATCCACGAGACCCTTGGATGCCTTCTTCACCAAGTTGACCCTGAACACCCTGATCTCCCTGAATACCTTGGAAACCCTGAACACCTCTAAAGGAACCGATGTTTACCCAGTTCGTGCCGTCGTATATCCACAGCTCATCTAAAAGGTCATCAATAACACCTTCACCGATATTTGCGCCTGGAAAAGTAGCATTTAATAGTGCCTGAGGATCGCCGGTAGAATTGACATCAGCAACAGAACCAATAATTGTGAACCCAGGGCCGTACTCACCTTGTGTACCCTGATCGCCTTGGAGACCTTGAAGTCCTTGAACACCCTGTGGCCCTGTGCCTAAATCTAACCACTGAACACCATCTGAATATTTTAGTGTCCCATCATCAGCATAAACGATTGCACCTTCGAATGGCGCAGGGTCAAGCTGTATGGGAAAGGCCTGGGGTATTCCCTGGCCTATGGTTTTATTTTTACCGGATATAGTTCGAAATTGTTCTGGCATTCTAGGTTCCTACGGTTATACTACATCGTCTTCTTCAGACTGACCGAGAGTGAATGATAATGTAACATCTATCGCGTTATTAGCATCACTTTTGGCTTCCAGAACGTCTCCTGATTTTAAGAACTGACCATTAAGAGGAATGGGGATTGTTTCATAACCAGGAACTTGCAAGTTTCTAATGATCCAAAATGTCTGTGTAAGATCAAATCTGAAAACTTGCACATCTACTGTAGCTGTATTAGCTGTAGTATTGCAACAAATTAAAGGACTGATAATTTCACCAACACCTGGCTCTACAGTAGTCGAACCACCGAATACCAATTCGGGAACCTCATAATTAGGCACATTAATCAATTCCTGCCAATTTACTGACAACGATTTATTGACCGCAACTGGTTTCGCGTCTGGCGCCTGTGAAGTAGCGATTGTGGTTATAGCCATGTGTAGTAGATCCTATATTCTCTTTTCTATTTAGACCTAGATTGACGCGCGACTTTGAGAAGCACGTCTTGCAAGTTTACGTACTGAAGATGTAAATGGTCGTCCTTCGATTCGTCCTGTTCGACCATTAATCCTTAATCCTCGGGCGAAGTACTGGTTGTTCAATTCGTCTGAACCCGACCATCTAATTCGACCACCATCTTCATATTGGACAGATGCCAAGGCCGAGATTGCACTACCCAGGTTTCTGAAGTTCAAAGGAAGCGCGTTTCTGTTAACGCCTGCCGATGCACCGTTGAACTGGTGAGCAATAGATTCAACCAACGATCCGAATACTAGTGAATCTGGTCTTAAAATGTTATCTTTTAAGGCCTCTGATATTAATGTATTTACCATCAGAGTATGATCTGGGTCAGGCGTCAGGTTTGTTGTGATATAATTTTGCATTCTATCCCAACATCCAGTGAACGCATCGAGCAGATCTGTATTGTTAGCCCCAGCATTTTGATAGCCAATGCCATCCCAGAAGTATATATCTCCCTCCCAGTGATTAACTGCATATGCCGTAGATACAATATATGCCCAATTTGGTCTCTGGCCGGTAGAAGGTAATGCTCCGGTATTTTCTAATACACCCTTGAATATCAAGTTTGGATATGCGTCGGATGGATTGAATACTGGGAATACGATCTTACCTTCCTGATCGAAGAACGATGCAGAGTAGGTCAGTGTAGCGAAAGATGAACCATAACCAGGCCCTGAGTATCCGCCAGGTGTGGCCAATGCTGTATTCACATACTTGAAGTCATTTACCATAGCCTGAATGAGGTTTCCGGCATCTCTTCTGGTCAGATATTCATCTACGAATCTGTATGTAGCCCCGACCCATCTTACAACATCCTTGGCAAGATCGATTCTCTTGGCAGTAAGCGCGGCCTTCGCATCGAGGTAGATATCACCCATCCATGCTTCATCCGGCTGTATCTTGACAGGAAGATTCTTAGGTGTGTTATTATACAAAGTGAGATAGAAAATGTTAGCCAAATCCTTGACTTTCTCGACCTCAACTTCACTTGGGAATCCACTATTGAGCACCTGCCCCTCGAGCTCACCTTTCAGTGCTCTGGCGCAAATCTCACCCAACTCTCTGTACGATCGACCAGTAGGTTCACGTTGCTCTTCTGGCAATCTCAAAATGTTATTCCAGAAATAGAAGTCTGCATTCCATCTTGAAGCCAAATTAGAATTGTAGTTCAAATCCCAGCTGAATGCATCGAGTAGGTAACCAGAATCTCTATAACACTTGTCTCTATCGTAATCAAGGACATCGAATTCTTTGTTGATGAACTCTATCATTCGATCGGCAAGGACTGTGTCATTGTTATCGATTGTCGTTCCGAGAGTTACCAATTCTGCATCGACCCAAGAAAGATCTGGCTCTACCTGAGAAACCAGAACATCAAGATTATCTTCACGAATTACACTTTCAATAATCTGCACGAGATCTTGAGCACGGGCCCCTTCTGAAGAATTAGAATTATCACCCGTGAAATCTTGTGCTGTAGTCGTGTATTGTGTATCTTGTGTGTCGATACCTTGGACGATATCTCTTACCAACAGACCTAGATATTCGTAGGTATCTGCAGTCTGTCGCCGTGTTGATACTGGGAGAACACTGATAGCGTTTTCAAAGTAAATTTGTGCATTGATACGAGTGGCTCTATTTCCACCATATTGAACGTCGTGTGATATCGCGTCGACAATGAAACCAACATCTCGTCGGCAACTCTTTTCGATATAACTCAGGCCATTCCAATTCTTTGCGATATAATCGATAACACCGGTAGAGATTGTCGCAGCCTGAGCCTCTATTGCATCTACATCAGCAGTATAATTAGAGGCGACCCAATCGTAATCCGGCTCATCACGTAGTGGTAATTTGGAATCATCTGGATCGTCTACGATATTGGCAATGTACATACCCAATTCTTTGGCTCTCTCACCGATCAATGGGTTGCCTGTGATACCGGTAGTAATCTGTGCGACAGTATTGCCAGGAGTTGGTGTTACCGCCTGGAGCTGCACGACTTTTTCTACGACCTCTGCAAGACGCATCCATGCAAGTTTTGTAGGCTCTCTCTGATCATATGGAAGCAGATTTACTGCGTTTACGAAATATATTTGAGCCGCATTCCATGTAGCTGCATTACCCTTATATTGAATATCGTGTGAAATAGCATCGACCACATATCCAGTATCTCTGAAGCACTTGGCCTGATCATAACCCAAACCATTCCATTCTCTAGCAAGATACGTGATTACATCTTTCTGAACCGTGGGTATTATTGCTTCGATAGCATTAAATGCAGATACATATACAGCATCATATGCAGCAGTATCAGGCTCTTCTTCAGCAGGCAGACCGGATAGACTAGCAGCACCGACAACATTTGTGGTGATATTGACCAGTACCTTCGATCTATCTGCAGCCTCTGTACCAGCAGTTACGCCCACGATCTGTGATTCTGGGTTACCTGGCGATGGAGTGACAGTCTCGGCATTTACGACCTGGCGTGTCACCTCAGCCAAATGAGCAAATGCTCTTTCTGAAGCTCTTCTTTGATTCTCTGGTAGTGTATTCACAGTGTATGCATTTGTGAAATACATTTCAGCATCTTGGATGGTCGCACTGTTGCCACCGTGCTGAAGGTCGAATGATACACAATCAAGCAGATAACCTACATCTCTCTCACACTTGGCAGCATCATATCCAAGTCCATTCGGCCAATTATTATTTGCATAAACAATGGAGTTGGCAATGATAGATGTCTGGTTGGCAGTGATATCATCATATTCTGTAGTTGTATATCCAGTGGTGACAATCTCAACCTCTGCAGGGAGATTATCCAAATTGCCATCATTCAATACATCGATGATGATATCAATTAATGCATCACATTCGTCTGCCTCTGTAGTGGTAGCGATAGGATCTGCTACCAGAATATCTCTAACCAAAGTCTTTAATTCTGTATAAGCACCGATTGATGCAGTTGTCTCAGCAGCACTTCCTAGCTGATTGACTGCTCCATCAAAATATGCTCGAGCAGATGCCCTTGATCCAATATTACCTCCGTATTTCACATCGTGAGAAATTGCATCAAGAATATATCCTGTGTCTCTTTCACAGTCAGCGATATCATACGTTGCATAATTAGTGTTGACAAATGTGATAGTGTCTGATATAATACTAGCTTGATTCCCAGTAAACTGATCATATTCTGTAGTATCCAGACCAGTGACATCGATATCGACCTCAGCAGGCATACCTGCAGTACTTCCTGCAATCAAAACATTGATTGTGATATCAATCAGATCATTTACCCTTGTCTGTTCGGGAGCCGTAGTCACGATCTGATTTACGATGGTCTTCAATTGCCCGAATGCAGCAATTGTCTGAGCCTCTTCACCTGGTACCTGAGATGTTGCATTATCGAAGTAGGCAATTGCACTCAATCTTGAAGATGAGTTACCGCCGTACTTGATGTCATGTGAAATACCATCTAAAATAAACTTCGTGTCTCTTTCACAATCTGCAACATCGTATGTGAAATCAGTAGTGAATGGAGACGTATTAGCAGCAACCTGATCTGCAATCCAAGTAGTCAATTCTATGGCAAACTGTTGTTTATTGCCTTGGATTAATGATACAGCCTCTACTCGATCATCTGTCTGATAATCTGCGCCTTCTGTCGTTGGGAATGTTGAAGGTTCGAATGTGGTAACAGAACCATTCAATACATCAATGACACGATCAAACAGATCGTTGATTTCACCGATACTTTCTACAGCCGGCAATCTTGTGAGTTTATCTCTCGCGAATTCGATTGCTGCTATTGTTGCTGTAGACTGTCCATTGGCAGGATATCCACTAGATGTTCTGAGATATGCATTTGCAGACGTGACAGTATTATGATTGGTTCCTAAAATCAAATCTCTGCGTACAGAATCGATGATATACCCAAGATCTCGTGTACACTTAGCATTATCGTAGTAGATATTAGGATAATTTGCCTGAATGAAATCCTGTATATCAGAAATAATTGTTGCCTTATTGGCCTGAATTGCTGTACTAGCCGCAACCCTTTGAGCAGTCTGATATGTGGCAGAACCGTTGCTCGGATATGTAACGGCAGGTGTTGTAGTAGCAGAACCATCGAGAATATCGATGACGATATCTGCCAATGACTGTACAGTGGCATCTGATGTGACACTACCCAAGCCCTTGATCTGATCAACCGCATATTGAATTACCGCAGCCGTTGCCTCGGATTGATTGCCAAGCAAATATTCTGATGTTGATCTGAGATACGCCTCACCGTTCGTGACAGAATTGTAATTAGATCCTGTGAGTAGGTCTCTTCGAATACCATCGATGATGTAATCAAGGTCTCGTTCGCAGACCTCATTATCGTAGTCTCTATTCAAGAAATCGGTCACTGCAGATTTCAGTGTAGCAGTTGCACTTACCGTATTGGATGCCCAGGTCTGGATATCAGTAGCAACAAAGGACAGATCTGGCTCTACCCTTGCAGGGATATTGGCTTCTGAGATTGTGGCTGCAGTCAGTGCATCAATGATGATTTCCATTAATTCCGAAACCGTGGTAGCCTCTGTGGCAGATGCAGCATTACCAGAAACATCTTGAGTTTCTGCGTTACCCGTGGTAGGTGTTACCACCGTCTCGACAACGATATCCTGCATGACTGATGACATATGGACATAGGCATCTTCTGTGTCAGCGCGTTGCAATGAAGGCAGTACATTAATTCCATCTTCAAAGTAAATATTTGCGGCTGCAAGTGTGGCCCTGTTACCAGCATATTGGAGATCGTGAGAAATAGCATCGATGATATAACCCGTGTCTCTCTCGCACTTAGCCTGGTCATATATTGGATACGTGGCAGTGATGTAATCTGTTACATCTTGTTCTATCAAGGTCTGTGCAGTCTGAATTGCATCATGATCTGCCGTATTAAGGCCAGTGAGATCTGGTTCAACAACAGCAGGTAATCCGGCAGTTGTTCCAGCAGCAAGAACATCAATGATGATGTCTATCAATTCAACCACACGGAGTCTTTCTGGTGTTGTGGTTACGAATTCGTTTACTTTACCCTTGAGGAAAGAGAATGCCTGAATTGTAGGAGCAACCTCTTCGGGCCCTAATTGAGAAGCCGCACCTACAAAATATGCATCTGCAGCTCTGATTGAGGCACTGTTACCGCCGTATAGAACGTCATGAGAAACAGCATCAAGAATGTAACCGGAATCTCTGAAGCAATCAGCAACGTCGTAGACCAGTTCTGGGAATTGCTCACCGATATAATCCACCACAGACTGTTGAATGGCAGCCCTGTTGTTTTGGATCTGATTCTTGGCAGTGTTTCGTTCGGTTGTCTGATATGAACCACTTCCAGTCAACGGATAAGATGGAACAGTATATGTAGTGACAGTGCCATCTAATACATCAATTACCCTTTCGAAAAGTGTGTCGATTGTTGCATCAGCAGTGGCAAGACCTAATGCCTTGACCTGTTCCCTGGCACGTTCAACACCAGCGATTGTATATTCTTTCTGATCTGATAATACGTATGCTGATCCTGTTCGAAGATATGCGTCACCCGCAGTAATCGTATTATGTGTCGTGTTCAAAATAAGATCACGTCTTACAGCATCGAGGATATAACCGATGTCTCTTTGACATGTCGCGACATCATAATTAGGTAATTCCTCAGTAATATAAGCGATCACCTCAGCGATGATGAAATCCCTGTTGATCTGCAATTGCTCTCTTGCGTATGTTCTTTCTGCAACGATACCTGGGTTGGACCAAGTAAGAGAAGGAGCAGTGTTTGCATCTTCGATGATGTTAGCAACAACCTCGATACTAGCATTCAGACTATTCGTTACCGTGGCACCAGCAACACCTGCATCGATACCGATGGTCTCAATCTCGTCAGACAGTCTTCTAAATGCAGCTACTGTTTGAGCTCTTTCATTTGCAATCGTAGAGGCAGCAGTAGCATTGTAGTATGCCAATCCAGCCTGTACTGAGTTGAAGTTGGTTCCTAACTGGATGTCTAATGTTGTCGAATCAATGATGTACCCAGTGTCTCTTTCACACTTGGCCAGATCATAGGTGAAATATCGGTCTTCAAGGAATGCCGTGATTTCTTTTTGCAAGAACGCCTTATTGGCTTGAATCTTTTGACGGCCGAGAAGTCGATTTGCATTAAGAGCATTATCGCCCCATACAATCACATCAGCCGAAGGAGCACCATTCGTCATGATATCAATGATTTCATTGAAACCTGCATCTACCCTAGCCTTGGCCGTGGTATCTTCTACTCTGAGTGCCGTTTGTTGCTTGATGTAGTTTATGGCTCCAACGGTCTCAGTTAACTGATCACTGACAACCAAGTCAGCGGATACTGTTCCAGCACGATATGCAAGACCATTGAATATAGAATTGAAATTAGATCCTGTCAAGACATCACGCTTAACAGCATCCATTAATGTACCAGTATCACCCGAACAGTTCACATTGTTGTATGTGAAATATCTATCGTCGAGGTAGCTAATCACCTCTTGCTGGATAAACGCCTTATTTGCTTGCAAGTGTTGACGAGCAATAGTTTGGTTTGGATCGGCAACTGGTCTTACAAGAGTCGGGGTGACAGGATTTTCAAATACTGCCAATTGTACGGCAAGTGTATCGATCAAATCATGTACTGAAGTGCCCGTGGCTACATTTACTGCGTTACCAGAAGTGTCTTGGACAATACTGTTTCCGCCTTGAGGAGATACTGCTACATTTCTAACTATGTCATCAGCAATATCAGCAAGGTGTTGGAAGGCAAGTTTGGTCGGTACTCTTTGCTCTAGTGGTAAGATGTTGACCTGATTGATAATAGGCTCACCATCTTTAAGATCGACACCAAGAGCACCTTCGAAATAGTAATTAATTGCCTCGATTGTAGATGCGTTTCCACCGTATTCGATATCCTTAGACACAGCATCCAAAATAAGACCAACATCTCGGTAGCACTTATCTTGCTTGTATGGCAATCCATTGAATGTTGGTATCAGGTGAACATCAATCACATCGTCTTGGAGTCGTGCTCTCTGACCATTGATCCATACTAGGGCATCAGAATAACCAGTCTCTACGACAGGCTCAACAGCTTCTGGTACAAGAAGATCACGGCTATCACCGATTGCAGTAGCAGTGATATTCATCAAATTACGAACCTGACTTGCCAGGGTCAAACCTAAATCTGGTTGTGATTGGTCCTGAACCTCAGCATTACCCGTGGTCGGTACAACCAATCGATCTCTTACGATCTGGAATGCAATCTCAGCCAAATGGGCAAATGTATTAGCAGTAGGAATAACCTCATCCGCACCTAATTGTGATACAGCATGATCGAAATAGAATTTAGCATTATTACCGGAAGCAACATTAGATCCATGTTGGATATCCCAAGATGCAGCATCAATAAGGAATCCAGTATCTCTTTCACACTTAGCAACATCATATTCTAGGTCTGGATATGTGGCTGCAACATAGGCAGTTGCCTCTGCAATCAAGAATGCCCTATTCAACTGTAAGATTACTCTAGCATTAAGAGCATTGGCACTTACGGAATTGGTTCCAAAATTATAAGGATCGGCATTTCCAGTTCCATTATTGAGAATATCAATGATCTCGTCGAATGCCGTATTAGATCTTGTCAGTTCGGCACCTGATAAACCAGCACCAATTTCACTCTTCAGATAATTAATTGCTGAGGTGGTTTGAACTAATTGATCTGTAATTACAGTTTCGGTACCTAAGGCTCCAGAGCGATAGGCAAGGCCAGTGTAGACCGCATGATAGTTAGAACCAGATACAATATCTCGTTTGACAGCATCGAGGATAAGTCCAGTATCTCGTGAACACTTCTCACCGTCGAAGGTGAAATAATTTGCATTAAGATATGAAATCACATCTTGTTGCATGAAGGCCTTGTTTGCCTGAATCGTTTGTCTGGCGTATTGACCTTGAGAATTTGTTGTTACCTTGGTCACAGCATTTGGCGTGACAGATACAAACGTATGATTACCACCAGCACCTACACCAGCATTAACAACGAAAGTATCGGCAGTCGGTACCGACGTTACCTGCATTGGAGTATTATAATTCGCATCACCAACACGAGGATATGAATGCTGTGTAGCATTTCCGTCTAGGTCACACGTGAAGGTAAATGAATATGGAGCAAAGATTACCCAATCGTCTGTCGTCAGACCATGGTTTGTAACAGTAAGTGTACTGTCGCCCGTGACTGGGTCATACGTAGCAGTTGACGGTGTGAGATATTCTAAATTAGATGCAGGATCTGACCAAACAATTGTATCGACATTGTCTAAACCGTTGTTGATAATATCGATGATCTCGTCAGCCGCGGCATCTGTTCTCGTCAGAGAAGGTTGGCCACTAATCGCTGCAGCCACCTGATTCTTGACATAACCCCATGCGCCAACCGTGGGCTCTAATTGGTCGTTTATGACCTTGGTTGAAATGCCCTGATAATATGCAATCCCTGCCTGAACAGAATTAAAATTCGTTCCTAAAGCAAGATCTCGTTCGATTGCAGGAAGGATGTAGAGATTTGTATCTCGTGCACACTTGATGTCATCATAGACAAAGAATGCGTCGTTAATCCATCCAACAATATGATCTTGGATATATTCTTTGTTTGCCTGAAGTTGCTTTCTTGCATTTCTTCTATCTACCGAGATACCAGCGTCATCACTAAACGTGATAGCATTTGGTACCACAGATATTGAATTGACGTTTGATCGAATATAGATGTGATCTGAGGTCTCCGTAGAAGCACCCACATGAACTGTGATCGTGTCTTGAGTAGTTGAAAGAATTGGCAACGGCTTATTGAATGCCGGATCTGTTGCCCTTGGGTGAGAGATCTCAGCAATATAATTATCAGATCCACATCGGAATACGAAGCTCTCTTCTTCTAACAGAATGCTTGTTCCAACAGTCAGGTCGTGATCTTCTATGGTAATCGTAAATGTGCCGGCGACCGTATCATATGTCGCGAAGGTAGCTGTATATTGGCGACCAGTTCTTTCGAGGATATCTAAGATGTTGTCGAAGGCAGCATCTACACGAGATGCACCAAGATAACCGAGAGAATCGATCAATTCATTTGTTTGATCTTTCAGATGCTTATAGGCACCTATTGTCTCTTCTCGTTGCTTCTCAACAACCTTTCTGGCTGTCGCCATGTAATATGCGTTACCAGCCGTAATCGAGTTATAATTGGTGTCTAACTGAGCATCATATTTAACTGCTGGTAAAATATAGTCCTCTGTATCCCTACGGCACTTCTTGCTGTTATAGGCAAAGAATTCGTCATTATTGTCAATCCAATCGACAAAGTTTTCGATGATGAGCTCTTTGTTATCTTGCAGTATTTCTCTTGCCTGAGTTTGTTCATCGACACCTGTATCAGCAAAGGTTAGAGGATCAGCATATGACTCTCCATTCTCCAAAATATTGAGTGTCGCATCAAATGATGTATTTGCTCGAGTATTAATCGTTGGATCATTTGATTGGAAGATCGCCTCTACTCGGTCCTGAAGATATCGGATTGCTCCTGCTGTCTCTTCTTGTTGGTCATTAATGACGACATAAGAAATTGGGCTTCGATATGTGATACCAGCCAATCTTCCCCAGTAGTTAGAATCGGTAGCGATATCCAAACCCACTCCGTCGAGTATAATGCCGGAATCTCTTTCACATTTTTGAGAATCATAAACCTCATAACCTAATCCTCCATCACTGATTGGAGTGGTAAGATGGTCGATCATATCTTGAACGATATTATTCGATTCTGCAACTAACGTATCACCGAATGCTGTATTTTGGAATATCGTGCCGGTAGGTTGCCTTGGTTGATAGAATGTGGCAGTACCCTTGGCTCTCATCGATATATCACCGAACTGAGAACCTGAGTTATTCAATGTCACCTGACCACCGTTCAATGCATAGAACGCACAACGTGTGAAGATCGACAGCGAACCAATTCCGTTGACACCGGCACCATCTCGGGCAACATATCCGATACCATTCTGGGTTCTAGGTGTGAAACCGAAGCAGAGAACATACGTATACAGAGAGTCTTTATCGAGAACTCGTCGGTCGGCAAGAAGACATCCCCCACCTCGTCCCACGAGTGGATTCGGGAAGTCATCTATACCTATACTTTCTACGATACCAACACCACCGGATTCAGAAATGACAGTATCGCCAACATTGAATCCTTCACCATTTTTCAGGTTACGTACGTAAATCTTTCTTTGAGTAACAAGATCACCTGGTATTACCGGTATCTCAAGAGCAGCATCTGCAGCATCATCCCATGACAAGAAACCTACAGCACCACTAGAGAAGGTTACCTTATCACCGAATAACCATTGACCAGAATAGCCAGGCTCTAAAATGATCTGTCGACCAAGGTCAGCAATTGTTCCCTTGGTGTTGAATGGGTTGAGGGGTGGTTCAACATCAGCACGTAAGAAGTTAGAGAGCTGAGATGAATCCCTCAAATAAGGTGAACGTCGGAGTTTGGCACCTGGTCGATAAGCAACAGCGAAACCACCTTCTGGGAAATCGAAGTTGTCGACCTTCCAATTAGTGTATGAGAAACCTTGTAGGTAACAGCCGGAACCTACCAACCAACAGTTATTGTTTTCGTACCCGGGTAATGCCTCGATTACAGTGGCGTATTGTCCTGACGTAGATGTTGCGGAACAATCATCTGGAATGGCAAGGTTACCCTTGGTGTAATATGTTCCTGGGCCAACAGAAATATGTACGGCGTTATTGACATCGTTACGATCAAACTTGCCACCTGCCTTTTCGAGGGCCAATTCACAAGCTCTTTCAAGTGATTTAACAGGCTGGAGCATAGATCCGGGCCACTCATCACGGCCGTGAGAGACATCAACGTGAATCTTTAATGCCTGAGATACTGATTTGGCCAATTCATCGTAGAATTGCTTATACGTGATCTTTTCTGTTTTTCCGGTCTGGAAATTCTTTAATGCGAACCAAGACTCTTCGTGGATATTAGGATCGAATACCTCTTTCAGATCCATCTCGAAGTCTTCAAGCTCACCTTCGATGAATCGAGCGTTTGTCACCAATGAGTCATCGACAGTACCATTCGCAAAGAATGATGTCTCAATGGTTGAATCTTGCATATCAGAATCTAAGATCACCGTGTTGGTCAAGGTGGTCTCAGATATCGTGCCTTCTCTGAAATCAGTTGTTAAGATTGTCGAATTGGTGATCAGTGAATCATCTAACGTAGTACTGGTGAATAGGTTATTCGAACCAGTGCCATTAGAGAAGTCTGAGTTATCGATATCTAGGTTATCACCAGTTGAATTTAGCAATTCACCTTGCGAGAATACAACATTATTGGCAGTACCATCATTGAACTCAGACTGTGTGATAATAGAGGTATTAACCGTGCTATTAACAAGAGCAGATTCTGAGAAAATGTTGTTGTTACCAGTTGAATTGAATATGACACTGTTATCCATAATGATATCAGTGGCAGTAGAATCTGAAATCTCGCCAAGAGTAAATGAGGATTCGAGAATTTCTGAATATTCAATTGTTCCATCAGTAAAGGTACTGAACCCGATAGACAGGTTATTGGCAGTACTGTCTGCAAGATTTCCATTTAAGAACTCAGACTGAGTAATGACAATATTGTTTGCATTCGAATCAGTGATATCACCGTCTGTGAACAACGATTGTGTAATCGTTACATTATTCGCAGTAGAATCGAATATCGCGCCATCAGTGAAGGTAGACGCGCTAATGTCGACATTATTTGCTACGGAATCAAATATAGCCCCATCGATAAATGTCGAATTTGTTATAACAAGATTATTGGCATTAGAATCTTCGATATCTCCATTTGAGAATAGAGACTGATCGATGACAGAATTTGTTAGGGTGACATTATTACCGGTGCCATCGTTGAACTCAGAGTTCGTGATGATCATATTATTACCGGTAGAATCAAATATGGCTCCATCGGTAAATGTAGAATCTGTAATGGCTACGTTATCAGCAGTAGAATCGGTGATCTCACCATCAGTAAAGGTGGAGTCGCGGATATCTAAGCGAAGAGCAACAGAATCTTGAAGGGTACCATCTCTGAAAGTAGATCGTCGAATGATACTGTCTTCCATTATGGAATCAGTGATGGTTACGTTACGGATAAGAGAGTCAAAGATTGTGACACCAGAAATCTGACCACCAGTAATTCTGATGCGTGAGAAGATCTCGTACTGAATTGCTTCTACGAGCTCTTTACGGGTAATATTTTTGGTGCCGTCATCACCTTGGATAAGGTTGACGATGACGAAGAGGTCTTCACTACGGGTATTGGCACCAGTGATCGAACCTAACTCTGAAATCTTAGCCATGAAGCCTTTACCTTTTTATTTTGTATTTATAAGATCAACAATCAAAATATAATATAACTAAGATTATCCGTCGCAGTTGCAACGTTTTTCTAATTCCACAATCCTGTCTTGTAATTCTTTGATGGCCTCTACAAGAAGACCAACCGTATTTCCATATCGAAGTGCTTTATATGTCTCTCCGTCATCTTCTATATGAGATGCATCGTAAACAACACCAGGTAAGACCTTCTCAACTTCCTGAGCTATGAGACCAGTGGTTCTATAATCGGGGTCGTCCTTGTAGTTAAATGTGACACCCCTGAGTTGAGAAACCTTTTCGAGAGCATTTGGAATGACCTCGATATTTTCTTTTAAATTAATATCTGATGCATTACCGAATGCCGTGATATCACCTTCAGCGACAATTTCGCCAGTTTCGTATAGGCGAATAGTGGGATCGGTTGCATTATATACACGAAGATTACCATATAGATATTCGTCACATTCAACATTCAAATTAGCGGCAAGGTACATTTTTCTAGTTGATGTACCACTTTGCTTTAATGCCCAATTAATAGTTGGTGTAGAGGCTGAACCACTGCCATATATTCTAAAATGATTGTTAGTGTCAGCATACGCACCATCAACCAAAAATTCATTGGCACGGACAACCCCAGAGTCTGCTGTAATATTACCGGTAGATGTTACACTAGAAAAAGATACAGCTGTATTTTCTTGTGCGTAACCAGAGAGGTTTACAGTTGCCGAGATTTCTTGAACACCATTAGAAATTTCTGATATGGTGATATTACTACCAGCCGAAAGTGATGAAGCAACTCTTGCTCTGGTAAAATATTGTGTTCCAGAATCGTATGCTGCACTAGGATCTTCACTGACGTCAGCGGTAGTCAAACCACCCAATGAACCATTAATCGTAACATTATTGAAGATACCATTGTTAGCAGTAACATCTTCTGTCACCACGATATCTTCAGAAACAATCAAATTAGGTACCGTCAATGTACCAGCAGTGGTCAATACCAGTTCTTCGGTGCCTCCACCAGTATTCATGATGAAATCACCACCACTATCCTTGATTCCTACATCCCAAGATAGTGTGCCGTTGGTGTATTGTGTCTGTGCACCAGAACCAGAATACGTAAATGTGGCTACGATTTGATCTGGACCAGAGATATTTACCGGTTCAGTGAATGCAATCGTATTACCAGCACCGGTATTACCAATCGTGGTAGTCGATAACTTGTTAGTAGCAATCAAGTTTGTTGCAGTGAAATCACCAACCAGTGTAGAATTACCAGTTGCCGAGTCACCACTGCCAGATGCTGTCATGGCGTCTCCAGCAAAGATTCCTACCATTTCATTGGTTTTATTCAACCATGTCTGAAAGGTATCAGTGGTACTAACAGTAGTTATTGTCTTAGCCATTATTCGTGTCCGATTCTATTTTTTCGATTCTTTCGCTGATATTGAGCAGGCATTGTTTGATTTCTACGATATCAGAATGAAGCTGATCAACCTTTCGTTGATAGAGCCTTTCCATTTTATATTTATTTAATGCTTCTCGGTCGGTATTAAGAATGGCTTTCCCGGTAGGTGATCTCTGCATCATGTGAGTGCAATCCCTCTATAATCCTTGACAAATGGTACAGAACCCCTTCTGTCTGAGGTCATTACTATCTTCAATGACCAACGCCTGAATGTATCAAAGGTTCCTCCATCTGCACTTGTATATTGATATTCACCACCGGCACCAGTCTTAGCAGAAGCAGGTATTCGATATCTAAACTCTCTAAAGTCACGAAGGTTGCCCGTATTCGAAAATAGACCTACACCTTCAAACAATTCCATTTCAACCCAGTCCAATGTGGTGAATGCAGAAACATCAGAAACATTTTGACCTCGGAAATATACCTTAATATCTGTACCAGTAGGCCTATAACCCGTGAGATACATTTCAAAATCTTCCGCATCAAAGTCTTCGGCCAATTCGGAGACCTTTGATACATAGACTCCAGCCTCATCTTCTGTTTCAGATATCTGATATTGACCAGCCAATATTTTCGAAACCTCAACATCCAATAATGGAGTAGAGGTTTGATTGCCACTGTTGGCCATATTGACCGTGATTTCAAATTTCTTGCCCTTGCCTGGATCATTTGATAAACTGTATACAAGACATCCAGTCTTATTGAATTCGTTTCGATCATTGAATCTCAGTGATTGTACATGCGTATTATTCACATTAAGAGGATCGGTGAATTCACCAGTGATCGTAGTACTTGTTACACTGTCATTACTTCGAGAGATGAATGGCATGAAATAGCTCAATTCAACGTTATCAATCGATACGATGTTTGCTGTAGACTGTGAATCTAATCCTACAATTTGGCCAGATACATCAAACTGTCTGGTCGCAGATGCATTACTTCCTTCGAGGTACATCTTGAATACATCTCTTGGGTTATAATAAATCAATTCACCTTTAACGATAGGATTCGCAGTACTGTTGGAGAATGTGTGTCCTGCCGTATGATCTACAGTCATGCTCGTAGATGTATCCACCGTGACAATTTCGAAGATATCAATAATACCGTTACCAGTATCGTTGACCAAAATGAAATCACCACCGGCGTAAGTATCATCTAGTGCAGTACCAGTGATCGTGTTAGTACCGGTTGTGATGCTCACAGTTGCACTTGTTGAACCAGAGGTGTTCTTTAGCTGATAAATTGTCTCACCACGATTGAATGCTCCGGTGAACGAATCCACCGTAAAGAATTCGTGATTATTATTAGTGAGAACAACACTTCCAGTAGACTGATCAAAATTATTGCGATACAGTTTAAACTTGATATCCTCATCTTGATAGGATTTCCAAGCACGGTTATTGGTAGATGTAAACAGAACCCCGTCTCCCCAGTCTTGGACAATTGCTTGTCCCTGAGTAGCGCCGGGGGTCAGATCATCCCCACCAACCTTTGAAGTGAAGATTAGGTAACCAGGATCGTTACCATCTGGCATTACTACCACACAATATTCTTTTTCTGTATCTAATCGAACAGGAGCCTCAAATATGACTGTCGTTACCACAGAGGCATCATCTGATACATTTACCTGACTTGATCGTAGATGAATTTCTGAGAATGGCAAAATCTCTGGAGCAGGATATCCGTTAGATACCTCTCGAAGCATTACAGTGACACCATTCGTTGCACTCTTTCTCTTAAAATACAGATCGACCTTAGAGACATATACGGCATCAGATCCCTGACCCATACCAGCCTTGATGAAGAATGTCTGTGCCAGAGGATCACCACGTCGGAATATAGGAATCGTTGGTACGATAATAGGAGCAGGCCTCGATGGGAGATTACGCGTAGAGGTAGTTTCCTGAATTTCAAATTCTGGAGTTCTTGTCGTTGTGGTGGTAGACAGAGATGTTTTCTCTACAGAGAAATTATATGCATGATATGTCACGAAACCACCAGAGGTGCCAGAGGATTCGATGTCACCATATACGTCTACGTCTGCAATCTCTAATACCCTATCACCGACAAAGAAGGTATTGGCAGGTAAAGCAAATACTGCTCTTAAAACACCTTCGGCATCTGTGGTGACAGGATCACCCAAAGATCCGGCTCTTCGAACATCGTCTGAACTAAATGCATCTATATTGCCAGGGGCAACCGAACCATCTACGTTGACCTTATCGAAATAGAAATAATGTCTCGTATTTGGTCTCAAGCCAACCATGAAGATTGCAATATTCCTTCCTGACATGAATGGTTGAAATTCCATATTGGTGACAAAATCACCAACATATTGTTCTGTCGTAGTTACAGTTTCCCCTACTAGCTCTAAGGACCTAGTTGTCGTTGTCTCTACTCCTCCACCTGTAACAGGATTTACACCAGAAACAGTAACTTCTGTATCCGTTAGAGGTTGGAATTCCTGAATGTTATCAATGATTTCCTGCGTGGGGAAAGAATTATCGATCACTATCTGAGCAGGAGTTGTGGTCGTATCATAATTCGCATCGTAAGGAGGTGTTATCTGACCACGGCCAGCATAATTATAGAAATTACTTACACAGTTTCGTGTGTTGGTGGCAAATGGTTGCTCGATGATAGGAATATCTGAATTCTTGCTCAGACCCACTGCCTTGGTTAGGGCATTACTTGGGAATCTCTGATCGTTCGTTCCACTGGCATAAATCAGATCCATAGAGAATTCTGTTGTGGCCGGTGTCAATATTTTAGCCTTGTGTCGAATCGCAGATCTGAATTCTGGATGTTTGACATCAGCAATACCCAGATCGTTCATTGGATCTACAATAAATCCGTTCTTAAAGCGAGTATTACCATTCTCATCTTTGATATTCAGATTGGCAGTATCAGACTCTAATTGGTTCAGTGAGATATAATACGACATATTTTCGATCTTCTTCTCTAATGAATGAAGATCCTTCATCGTATAATTCTTAATGCCTTTTTGCTTGGCCTTTACTGCATAATCTCTTTTACCCATCGTGTTTGCTTCTTGCATTGTAAGAGCAGGAACACCGGGTATTGTCACCTCACCGATTACCAGTTGGTCAGGCTCAGGACGAGGGGGTACAGCATATCTTTCTTCCTCTCCCTTAATTAATTTGGTAGCACCATATGAATCAATGATTAACAAATCCACACGTGAAAGATAGTGTTCGATATCTGTGATACACGTGCCGTTATATGCTGGAATCAATGGTGGGGTATAGTCGCTGAATGTTTCGTTTGCGTTGCTACCTACCGGATCATCAAATACCACTGCTGAGGCCGCATTTGGTACCGTATAGGAAATCGTAGCCTCTTTATTTGCATAAGGCCTAAAATCGAAACACTCACGAAGGTTATATCTCTTACCACTCGAAGCAGTAAATGTGGGGATTTCATTTGAATCCAATGTTTGAGGATAACTATTAATCGTGAAGAAATACTCTCCAGTCGAATTATTTAACTGGAAGCACTTGAATTCAATAGACATAACACCAGCAGTTGGTACTGGTCGACCCGAGATATATTCGATGTAAGACCAATCGTAGAAGGTATCCTTCTGATTAGGTACAAGTCTAAATGATGAGGTTACATCAATCCCTGCCGAATCAAGAATCTGTACGATCTCGTAACAATCAGGCATACCCAACGTATATCTTGTCTTGGTCGGAACGTTTGCCGTAGCCTTAACGAATGTAGTTCTTTCTTGTTTGCCCCAAGGACCAGAAGAAGTCAAATTTTTATTGATATTATAATAAACGTCTGCTACACCTGTACCGGCAGAGGCAACGTTGATGACCAATTCTGAATCATTTAATTGGGTGGTAACCGACGATACAGTGAGAGGAGTTGAAGAGCTGTCAATTACCAGAACATCGCTGACAGAATTAGAACCAGCAAAGTTATCATTTCCAGTAGCAGCGATTGTAATTTGTGTTCCAGTTAACGTGACATTTAACTGTTGTTGTCTTATCGCAACTGTGGTGTCTGATGTTTCAAAACTACTCATCACACCACTGTCGAACACAAGCTCTGATTTTGAATTTTCTTTTGCAAAAAATCCTTGGGTCAGATCGACCTGCCCAAAACCAGGTATCTCAATATTATCGACATCTGTCGTTGTTCCACTGGACATATAAATTCGTGACAAGAAAATCTTTCCTGGTAGTGCGTTAAGAACATATGCCTCACCAATATCGACATTGGAAGAATTTCTTAAATTGACCTTCGCGGACATTCCTAATACTGGTCGGCCGGAATACGTACAAGGATACCAGCTACCATAATTCAAAGATACTGGTTGATTATTCAGTACATCAGTCGATGCGATATCATCTAAGATAAAAGACTGTTCACCTTTATTCTCTACCCTAAAGCCCTTGACGTATGCAGTACCAGATCCTACTGTTACCCTTAGATCGGTGATAGCAGTATTCGCCAGGTTTTCTTTTCGTTCTGTTTTTAAATCAAAATTACGAAGAATGTAATTACCAGATTCTTCATAGGTTCGACGTGCCATTTCTTCGCCGATGACGTTATATTGAGAAACGTCTCTAAGTGTTACGGCGTTTCCATTTTGGTAACGAACGAGAGAGAAGAACGATGCATCTGCCTCTGCTATAGGCGTATCAAGGGATACCAATTCTGGAATTAATTTAAGACGATCAGCACCTGGCGCATTTTCATTTTGTGAACCGTTGGCATTATCGTATAAAGATCCATCCTGTCGAGCATTAACCAAACGCTCACGGATTCGATAACCCACATTCTTAGCGTCGGGGATATCAGTGTACTTTGTTACGACCAATGTCTGTGCATCGGCAAAGAGAAAATGTCCCTTTTGGAAGATAATGCCAGGAGCAGCCTGCAGACCATATGCAGGACCAGTCGCAGGAGTCAAAACACCATCAGATGCCTGAAGTCCTGTGATCGATAATAGATCTGTAGCGATTGGGTTCACTTCGGGTGGAACCAACTCGCCGACCTTATACTTGTATCTGGTGATTGTTAATGATTCACCGTCATTGAATTGACCAGTCGTATTATTTGTTGTCTGGTTTAAATATCGAATGAAAAAGGTATTTAAATCGGGTGGCCTAGATTCAAAGCCCTGGGCTGCAGAAATGATCTCCGCCTGAAGACCCGTATCACCACCAGTAAGAACATATACGTAATCGATCTCTGTTTCGATTCCATTGATCGTTTCAGTTCCTCGGCCTGAAATATATGCTTCGACATTAACATTGTTTGAGAGGTCGTCGACCTTTACGAACTGAAGACCATTGATTCTTGTGAAGTTACAGCCTTTGACAATACTGCCTTCTTTGAAAATATTATCGCCAAATTGCTCCACTTGATTTTGGAGCATTGTCTGCATCTGTGTGAGCTCTCGAGCCTGTACTGCGAACCCGGGCTTGTATAGAACACGATAATACTGATTCTCTAAATCGTAATCGTCGAAATACGGAGCAGTATTTAGGTTTGTATTAATTGGCATTAATCTGGTCCCTTAAAATTCGAATACTATCTTAAACTCTTCTCGTGAAAGAGGATTTCTTTCTAATGGGAAGAAGTCTTCGATATAGTATACCTCTCCCGTTTGTTGTTTATAAAGTGGTGTCACTATGTTATTTGCTGCCGGTGAATTCGGAGTAATGATAACACCGGTATCTGTTCTAAATGGCAATGCTGGATCTAAAGAAATATCACTACCAGGTTGGTTTGGATAGACCCCGACATATTGTGCTATGTAAACCGTGTTTGAAGTAAAATCTAATTCATGTACTGTTCCACTGAATATGGTTTCATTATTCGAATCTATCTGGGTAATAATTGTATTAGCAGTAATAAAACCAATATCGTCTGTCGTCACTGCAATTCTATTATCGAATATCTCCTGTGCGATGACAGCATTATTTGCATTTGGATCGGGGAAGAATTCTGGCTCTTTTACGATACCAATACCATTATATGTATTTGTATCACCGATCTGCTCGTTATCATCACCCGTAATGAACCCATAAAGCAAGAAATGCTTGCACTTCAATTCATCTAAAAGATTATATCCGTGGCCACCGGGTGGTGATAATACTGGTCTGATCTCTGCCCTCACATCTGTGGTTGCCGTATCTTCTGGATCGAAATCAAACAGAGGATCTTTTACCACTGCAGATGCATTTCGATAACCACTACCTGCTGTGATCACCTGAATATTATTTATTCGACCTGAATCAATTTCTGCTACAGCTGATGCACCAGTTCCATCACCGGTAATGGTAATAAAGGGAGTAATTCCAATGGCCGCAGAGCCTAGATTATCTGGCTGAGGATCTGGTGTTACCGTAAATATCCCTCTCTGTGTACCTTCGTCGTATTCATAATCCGTCACTTCATAATAAAATGTGTTTGCGGATACTGTAGTTGCCCTTAATCTTTGGCCGATGAAATAATCATTCGCATGATATTTGACATTTTCTCTAAGAGTGGCACCAGTTACCTGAATCTCGTTAGGGGATACAGCACCTACGATATTAGCCAAAATCTCTTCATAGCCTTGATTGATATCTTTATTCTCGATAAAAATATCACTGAATGATGATAAGAAGGAGGTATTCGCAACTGGATCTGATTCGAATGTGCCAACGATTGGAATATAACCCAATGCGTTATAAGCCTCAAATTCAATTAAACTGATTGCGTATAGGTATTTCCAGACGTATCCATCTGCAGTACGATAAATTTGATCTCCTACCGCGGGATCGTAATTAGGTGGGGATGATACCTCACCGCCATAATTATTAAATAGACACTTATAAACACGATAGTCACCCGTATCGTTATTGGTGGGCCCTACCACGGCATAGAATCGTTCATCTTCTAAATCTACTGTATCGTCGTATTGGACGTATGTATCTCCGTTGGCCCATGGGATATATTTGATCATATATCGCACGTCTTCCTGACGGATCTTTTTGCCGAATAATGTTTTTGATAGGAAAGAATTTTTGGCTACCTGTGAATTCGTGGCCTGGATACTTCCTAATTCAATCCCTGAAACAAATACATACGTATTCGAAGACTCGATGTCTTCGTAAAAACGTCGAAGGACATCGGTCTTATAATTTGTTGTTAATATTTCGGCCATCTGAATTCCACATTACTTTTCTATGTTTATTTATTACCCGAGTCTAATCTTTCTACGAGGATATGTTTGACCACTTACAGGCCGGCTTTGATATACGTTTGTTCGAACTGGCTCACTGACAAATTCTGGCACCACCCTATATCGCCAAGGCAAAGCAAAGCGTTTTTTGTTTGCAGTGGCATAGTATGCCTGAGTTGTATTGCAAAATACAAAATCCTCTCCGGGTCCTCCAGACTGACTGGTAGGTTGATACCTTACACGATCAGGTTTATAAGCAGCGCTGCCTCCTGTTGAATCTCCTACATTATTAATATTAAGGCCATTATTACCCTCTACCATATTAGCAACTTCCTGCATGATCGAAGTGGCACTACCAGCTGAAGACCAATCAAAAGGTTGGTTTGTGGGTTCAAAGATAGGTTCAACCATTGTATTATAATCCACAGAATCTTGTGCCTCTTCTATTAAAGACCTAAGCTCTGCTATCGTTGGCCATGCACCTTTCTTATTATAAAAATATTCGACTAATAAAGCAGCGCCTCCAACAACTTGGGGGCATGCATTACTGGTACCACCATATAAACTCCATACATATCCATTTACATCGCTCTGCGGATCGCCATAATTAGATACTGAATTATATGCGCGCTTCACCTCGGCAGTTGTAGTTACAAGATGGCCATGAGCAGCGCTCTCGGAAAATGTATTATATAAACCAGAATTGTTGCATCCTCCAACGACAATTGCGGTTTCATGATTATATGGATCTCTATGAGGATAAAATGAGCTAGTTGTTGCTCTATTTTCTATCGTCCAGTCTTCATTATAAAAACCGCCTTGTGAATTAGAAATAGCATATATATTCCCAGCGTCAGTGAATAACTGATTATTCCATTGCGGCTGGGAGTCGTCTGCTCTATATACGTTTGGTTCATTTCCTGAAGACCAGAAAGAATATATGCCTTCATATGTATTTAAATTATTCCAAGCCAAATCTAACGTAAAAGATGCTCGGGACGACTGACCTGATTTTACACACCAAAAATAATTGCCGGGTGCATCAGACCTTTCTATCTGCCATAATGAAAATCCACCAGCATGAAAAGCTGTGAAATCATTGGCCCAACCACCACCAGGTCTGTTCACAGTTGTTTGATTTCCATCGCTATCATACCAAATAAATTGTGAGATTAGATCAACCGGAATATAATAATTAAACTGGCCGCTGGCGAAGTAGCCCCAAGAATTGTTTATGATTGTCGCGTTTCTTCGGCCGGTGGCTGAATTGATTGGTTTGGTAATGTGCCAAGCCACTATTGCGTTGACAGCCGCAGTCGCGCCATTAGTAGTATATATCAATCTTACATCAGAATTCTTTGCCCAGCCGGTGCACGTTCCGGCTGCTGCCATAGCAGACGCAACAGCATGTTCATGTACATAGTTTGTATTGGATACCTGATTATTTTCAGACGCAGTTACAGAACCATCATAAGAACTCCAATCCATTGGAACAATTTTGAAACTATTATCACTTGGTTTCAAAAAATTGGGATGGCTGGCGTTATTCGACATTAACGTATTGTTCTCATTACCGGCCGGTTCCAATATGACTATATCAACAGTAGACCCATCAAAGCTTTGTTTAATAGTAGCGTTTGAGATTGCAATTGGATCTTCCTGATCTCCATCAGCCAGGCCAGAATCATAAAACATTCCAACAGTTTGACCGGATGCAGTGAGAGATGAGGTATCTATTCCTGCAGAATAACAGATAAAGCTACTGGTATATTCCGAGCCATCTACAGAATTCCAAGCAGATTGTTGGTCTACCGTTGGCTTTTTTGTCTGAGTGATTTCATTATAACCATGATGCTTTACATTTCTTTCTTCTCTAAAAATCCAATCTACTTCTTGGACACGAGAATCAGCTTCCAAAACATCTTTTTGGCTATCTGTCATATCAATAATAAGACATCGAGGAACATATTGCAGTGTGCTGGGAATGTCCACCACACCACTGAACTCTGCTACAAAGTCATCTTTATCGACGCCTTCAGCTAGTACAACCTCATATCTTTTCTTGTCTGACATATTAGGTCTCTAATGTGAGAGCAGTTAATGTTACCGTGACCGTACCAGTAGAACCAGTATTATTTTGTATTGCAACTGGGACCACGGTTTCTGAATTATCTAACCAACCGAATACTGCAGGAGTAATCTTTACGGTTCCGGCTCCGGTGAATACTGCTTCTGCAATTACACCAGAACCTTCTGCAGGATCTACACCTTGTGTTCTTCCAGCGTCAGCCGTTCTTGCAGACGTATCTGAGTAAATTCTAACCCAAGCTGCACCATCTGATTGAATCGAATAAAGTGCATAGGACTTACCGATTGATGCATATTCGACATTATCAGAAGCTCCGTCAGCAATAGATGCCGTTGTTTCTGCCTCTGTGTTTCGTGTTGCACTACCTCCACCACCACCGGCGGATGGATCTCGAACAACAATATCACCATTCATCGATGCATGGACAGTACAAACATATTCATATGTACCAGCAGGGGCGTTACCTGGGATTTTCCAATAGAGTGTACCGCTTGTTTTATCTTGAGCATTACTTCCTGTAGTTGTTGTACCATCTTGAGCAACGTGTACCAATCCTGTATTATAATTAGATCCGCCACCGATATCTAAAATTCTAAATGGGTGAGATGCAGTAACACCATCGAGATTGAAGGCAATCGTCTGGCCACGATCTACATAGACTGTGGGATTATCACCTGGGTATTGATCAATCAGATAACGTGTCGAATCAGGTCCAGTGACTACCAAGTTACTGACAGCCTGTAACGCAATATCATCAACATCTAAATCGGCTGTATCTACCTCGGTTAGTGTGGCAAAGGTACCACCACCACCGCCGCCTGCAATTGTCACGGTGACATCATCGCCAGAAGTCGAAGCAACAACACCAGCACCTACAAAATTGATTGATGCCAGACTAGTCGTTAATGAAGATCCTTCATCTGATACGGTGATATTTGCACCACCACCGCCAGTGGCATCTGTATCATTAATCCAAGCTGATCCATTATATTTTAATACCTGGCCATTGGTCGGACTGCTGATTGTGACATCGCCGAGATCAGGTAAATTACTAGCACCACCGCCACCAGCATTGGTTACCCAAGTATAGGTACCATCTCCATTTGTCTGTAATACGTAATTGGCCGCTTCTGTGTTTGTAATAGTACCGTCGTAGACAAATGGTGCAAGAGGATCAACATATGAACCTATATTACCAGCTGAATTATCACTGAGAAGTTTATTCCACTGCCCATGAGCATAGTACATGGCCCCTGTGTCATGAGCGTGAGCAATGACTCCGTGATGCGCGGCTGGATCTAATGCAAGAACCTCGGATTCTAATGCGTAGAGGAAAGAAATTTTATTTGCTGTACCAAGAAGCTCTATTTCTTCATCTGAGTTGACAAGGTTGGTAACGATATCCCCACCTAAAGAGTTATACACCTCTGTGAAGTTACCATTAATTTTCTGCATCGCTGTTCGTATAGGATCACCAGTGCCGTCATTGGCGACTGCCCCTATATCGACTGTTTGCTTGGCCATGTTATCTCCAAAAAGTTTTTATCTGTTATTTATTTTAAATTGTGTTAACATTATCTGATGTCAATATTGTAGAATCTACAGTAAAGTTTAAAATATCTGAGGTAATAGCATTAATATCCTGGGTATCGAAAATTGAACCCTGGCCATCATCATTGAAATATCGAATGAAGTTAGAGGTTAATGATATACCTACTTTGTTTTTAAATAAGAATTGATTGAATACCTTAGTACCGGCAAGATGCACATTCTCAAGAAGACCCGGCATGTAATCTGCTGGATTGACGGCACTCTTAAGCTCATAAGAATACTCCTGAAGATAATCACTATCCTGAACCTTCTTCTGCGAATCGTAATAAAAATCTTCACCGTCCTCGGCCAGTGTTTTCGTGTATCCATTAATATGAGAATTAAAATTAGACCAATAACCAGAATTCGTGCCCTGTGATTGTGACGTTACCACTGCCTCTGCTCTAACCGATCCATCTGAGGGTCTTGTCAGCTGTACATATGTCCCATCGGGATATCCAAACCCAGAGCCTTGAACAGCTACCTCTTCAATCGTTCCTATTTCGAATGCTACAGGAGATGCAATGACAGCGTTTTCACCCAATTTAGGCGAATCATAATTTTGTTCTGACTTTATCGTTGAATATAAGACAATACCATCTCTAAGAATATCATTTGTTTGGCTGTCAAACCCGTAATAGGTGTAAGGTGTGATTCGAAGATAGCCGTTAGAATTAATCTCCCTCACGATACCTTGTCTACCAGTTCCTGTCTCTGTGATGATATTACCGATTGAAAAATCAAATACCTCTTCGGAATTGGTGAAGATAATATTTTGGTCTCTTCGGTCGAATCTGGAAAATAAAGAATCTTGCAATACAGATTTCACATCATTTGTGTAGGCAGTACCAGGGTTGACGTTTAATAACGCATCGATAGTTCCAATGGTAATATCTTGCAAATCAAATGCGTCTTCTAGTACGGTATTAATATTGACAGGAGAGGCTGAACCAGACATTGGAGTACTTGCTCCATAATCTGCAGCATTTAATGCGACAGACACATATGGAGAAATTAGGTCAGTGATAAGACTGACTGTCTCTGAATTAGATATGGATTCTACTCGAACGTCTGTCGATAATCCGGTATCTGGTTCTAAATTACCAGGAGCAGAACTATTGAGAACTGTGTAACTGACTGCTGGTACAGTAATATTTGGATTACGATCAACTGTACTTACGGTATATGACAGACTGAATGATGTACCAGTGTCTATTCTGACAGCAACATAACTCGTTGTTTGTCCTGTTACCACACCAGATGTACCATTCGTGTCACTGAGTCTCTCGTATATTTCGAAATCTTCAGCCGAATTATCTAAAAGGATGAGCTGATTCGAAGAAAGTAATCTTGTTTCTTCGAGACTGTAACCCCAACCACCATCTTGTAGATCGTATTTTACCTGACCGTCAATATCTTCTGATATCTTTGTGACGACTGCAGTACCTCCGGTCCCTATCGGCGATGTGACATTTACAATATCACCAACCTCATTACCTACGGTTCTGATTCCGAGCTGATCATCAACATCTAAAAAGTTCATAGATCCGTTTACGAATCCAAATCCTACCTCTACACCATTCACGATTGTCAATAATTGATCATATTTTTGAAATGAACCTCTTACCTGATCAATATAAATGATCGGGGTCAAGATACCATTTAATAGAATCGTATTAATTTTATCGACCGCAGCCTTTGCTCCAGAAAACGATCCTGTAATATTACGAGAAAGAAGTGTACTATAATCGTACTGTTCACCGGTGGGTGAAAAGAATTGATTATTATTTGGGTACATCTGCAGATAATTACCGGTCTTCCATTTAGAGTCGGATACCTTGAGCATATTCGCTGCAGGATAAACGACCTCAACATCCTTATTGTAAAACATTTGGAAGAAAAGCTTAATGCCAGAAGCCGAACCTTTACGTTGATATAGATCAAGGATATTTCGAACTAGTACCTTTACCCCTGCTTCATCAAGGGGAAGATCTGCCATATATTTGTTTTTAAAGTAAAGTAACATCTCATTTTGAGTGGTCGCGATATCACGATACTCAAACATCCTACGAGCATTATAGGTAGATTGGTTCGTGGTCTCTTCCAACCACTTGTAGTATTCTTTCGTGAGTGCAATCAATTCCTGTCCGCTTTCCTTATAGATAGCGGGGTATTGACTTTCTACGAAGAGAGATACATTTTTGTCTACAATGCCAACCATTTTACTTTACCGTATTAATTATAGGTCTTGGCCTGATTAATCGTAGCCTCTTTTGCTTCGACTAGATTCATATTGACAGTTACGTCAGTGTCGCGGATAATGAATACACGACCCTTTGGTGATTTGACATCTTGGTCTTTGGTGTTTGCCGTGACCTTAATACCAGACCCATCGAATCGTTGAACAACAAAGTCAACCAATCTAACCTCACCAGTATCATAATCTACAGTACCGGCTTTTGGATTAATGACCTGAGGATTGGCCGGATCATCAACGACGATCTGAATATTACCCAAGCCATCGTCTTGAATGTATACGCAAACATCATCTACGTCATAAGGACTACTCTTGATTGCCGGCTTATAGTCTGGGAATCCGTTCTCATCTCTAAAGGGATATGGCCTAACGAGAGGAGCATTAAACTGAAATCGTGGATTGCCTTTTACATTCAGTGCTGGGGCATATTCGATGATAGGTTTAATCTCGAGGCTAGTGCTCTTAATTGCAGTGTCAATACTATCGATTGCACTTGAAAGCTTAGACACTCTTAATGTCTTATCGAAGTCTTCAAGGGTGTCGTCAGAAAAGGTACCGATTGCATTACGTACCAAGGTTTCTAATTCACTGGCAGATCTACTTGTTTGCTTACCAGTGTAGGATACGTCCACGATCATGTCAGCATATACGAATTCTGTTTGAACAAATATCGGTTCGATGGACAATGGAGATCTATCCGCCAAATATTCAAGATAAGAATTGGCAAGTGTCTGGGAAATAATTGTCGTATCGTCTGAAAGATATACCGAAACCGCGACCTTACCAAACTGTGGTGGATCTAACTCATCACCACCGTACACAGATACTGCCGTGATTTCTGGGAATTGTTGCTTGAGAAGGATTTCGTAATCCTTTGTGGTAACAGCCCTTTCTTGAATTTGAATTGACTTAGGAGCATTGAATCGAATAGATTCCATCGATTCACGTTCGGCTCCACCCGTAGAAGGAGTCACCGTCTCGACTGAGATCGATGCCCCTTCTATGAATGAAGCTGTGAATGCAGAAATTTTATTACCTTCTTCACCAGAACAGATTCTATATCGAACACGAACATCCTCAAATTCCTCTGGCTGTGCACCGAATTTATTCCCACCGAAATAAACACTATATCGATTATCAAAATAAGGCTCTACATAAAATACCTTGTCCGTTGGCCCGACACCAAATATGTCATTTGCCCTTGTGAAAACATTTTGATCGTCTGTCGCCTCAGCATCAACGAATACCACCAATGAATCTGTATCGACATTATCATTAGAAAGTGCTACCCTGAGCACACCATCTGCATCAACAATGAAGCCTTCTCTCTGGAAGCTTTCTAGCATCTGACCTTCGAATAGTGTAATCGTTTCTGTTTGATAAACACCGGCAGCTATTCTCTTGGCAATATATGTTTCGTCTGTGACAAACTGGAATGCCTCACCAAGATATGTTGCCTGAAAAATACTATATCGTGGAATCGTGAGTGTTTGAGCAGTCTCTGTCTCATCAGTGATCGTAACGATAACTTCTGCTCTTGCAGATCTTCGGGATCTTGGTAGATAGTTTAATTCTTTAGCATGGGAGACAATTGAGTTTTTGATTGAGGCGGTGTCGAGGAACATTTCGTTGATTGCCATGTTCGTATAATAATTATTCATAAACGTATTATACGAAAGGACATCGAGCAGTGCACTCAGATTCGACCCTTCAAAATTATAGTCTTTGAACTGTGTCTGTGTTTGCAGATATGTCTTTAATTGGGTTTTGATCCCATCAAAGTCCAGTTCTGTGATTGGTGTCTTGACGTCTGCCATTTATCTAATCCTTTCTAAAATCACATCGAGTGTGATCGGCTGTTGTCTGTTGCGAATATAAAATTGAATGACAACACCAACTGTATTATCATCAATTTCTGACCGAACAGAAACATCTATAAGTTCTGCTCTTGGCTCATACAATTCAATGGTTGATGTTATTTTATCTTTTAATAATTTCAGTGTAGATGGGGTAATATTTTCGAAAAGCAATTCACGGATGCCACCACCGAGGAATGGTTGCATAGGTCTTTCACCTGGGTCCGTCAGTAAAAGATTTTTGATTGCATCTTTCACTGCGTCCTCATCTTTCAACATGACGATGTCAGCAGAAAGAGGACTCTGAGCAAGATCTTTTGAAAAATCTTGATACAGAGATACCTTTTTAGTGACCGGGGTAAAGAGATCCCTGGCGTCTAATGTTGTCAGTGGCATTACGATGGTCTCCTTCTTATATCAAGGTGTATATCACCCGAATCTAAGAACCTTACGTGTTTAAAACCTACCTTTATGGCTGTATTTGTAAATGTTTCCTCATCATCACCCGGTGCCTTGATGTCTACGACTTTACCACTCATATGAGATGATTCCGGTGGAGCTCCAATTTCTTCATTATATTGTTGACTTCTCCAGCCAGATGTGATATCCATCTTAGACCCAAGCTCATCTGATAGTCGAATCAAATATACCTTCACATCTAAATCAATATTGACATAGCCCTCTAGGCCACAGTTTTCATCATCGACCCAATCACCAGATATACCTATCTTACTGTCTGTACCCTCTTTCACATCTTTACATGATGGCAGGGTAGAATATTCTTTAATGGTAATTCGTTTCACATTCACTGGTTCTTCTCCAGTGGGAGTAATTGCCTTACCATTCTCAGGTGACCACATCGTCTCCTGTTTCTCGATCAACTCTTTTTTCTTCTCGTCTGACATTCTTACAGCACCATTTCTGATTGCTGAAGATGTGTTGATGTTAGAAATGATCTTAAGTCGATTCGCTATATTAGAATATTTATTTGCAAAGTTGTCAAGGGGTGACTTAATCTGGTTCATTAACGCCTCAATGTTGAAGATAAAGGCGCAAAAACGAGAGATTAAATAATATAATTCCTCAATATTGGGATTCTCAAAGAGGCCAACAGCGTAATCGACGAGAGATTTGAATTTATCTTCAATTGCTTTTTTGTTTTCGTCATTGAAAAACAAACACATTTTCTCTTTTTGAGTCATCACTCTCTTCACCAACTGTTCATTGATGAAGGTAGATACGTTGCCAATTACATTCTCGATATTGAAGTTTTCAATTGCACTTCGGATATTATCAAACGCATCCATCAACCCCTTGATTAACTGTTCCTTGAGTTTCTCGATTAATGCTTTGACAGTAATTTTTTGTATTGCGGCCTTGATAATATCATCAAGGTCACGAATCTTGGTCAGAAATTCCAACGCGTCTTTAATAATTGCCTCTGCAGTGCCCAATAGAGTAAAGAACCCTTCAATCTGAGCAAAGAAATTAGGCATCTGGGCACACAGACCTCCCATTGAGCTCTGAGCGAACGATCCCTGATAATAGCTATTAAGCTGGGACAATAACACAGGTACATCATTAAAGCACTTATCTGTGCAATCTGCCGGTGTTAAATTATAGTCAGTGATAAACCCTGCGTATTCTAAGGCTGTGATAGGCCCTTGTTGCAATCGATTGTTTAGGTCTGGATAACCACTACCACCAGTTCGATTTAAAAGCGTATTTAATTGTTGTTGTCCTTCACCAAAGGTATCACCATATCGGCGAGTAGCTACTGCGATGGGATTTGATTCTGCCTCATCTAATACATTTTGCTCTAACGCTGCAGAAAACGCCTCGATCTGCCTGAAGGTATAATTACCACGGCCATTGATCGTAGGTCCTTGAGGTAGAGATAACCTATTCTGTAGAGTTAAATTAGTATCGTCAGCACAAACTTCCATTTTAGTCTCCGTGAGAAGCTACATATCCAGCATTATTAAAGGATCTTGTTACAGCCCTTGATATAATCGCTGTGGATTTGCCTGGTGGTTCTGGCATCGTAACACCAATAGAATCCAACGATGGCAAACCAAGAATCGAAATGCCGGGTACGTCGATGACAGGGGCAGTCGGTACACCAGGTGTGCCACCCATACCAATATTTACCACAGAACCATCGATACTTGTGATACCACCAGCAATAATTGTTGCAGCACCTCCAGCTTGAGCACTGAAGATACCTCCCGTGCTTATTTGCATTGCACCACCCACAGTGAAATCCATTACCCCGCCAGTAGAGATAGAGAAGAGACCACCAGTCAAGATGCCTGCAGCTCCACCTGTCTGGAGACTCAACGTGCCACCAGTACTGATGTTTGTCTTGACTCCACTCACGATATTGATGCCTTGTGTGATGCCAGGAGCATTCGGGCTTGGAGTACCAATCGGAGTCCCAACCACAGGGGTGACAGGAGGTAGGGCTCCAGTCTGTCCTATGAATAGGTTACTCCCGGTCATATGTGTATCAATGACGGATGTAATCTTGGTGAACAATCCACTGAATGATTCGACACTGTAATAACCAGTCGTGAATACTTTATTACCAGTAATCTTGACATCACCACCACTGGGCCCAGGAGCACCATCTACGTTGCCCAGGCCTGGGATAAATCCACTTGCGCCTAGGAAGAGCTCTTTGGTTGCCTTGACTGATGTTGTGGATTTGGATTCGATCTTGACATCTCCACCACGAGCCTCTAACATCTCGGCGTTCAGATACATTGCTGATCCGACTCCAAATTGGGCGTTACCTCTTACAATTAAATTATAATCGCCTTCGATTTCTTCTGTCTTATTTCCTTTGACATATACGTGGGCATTACCGCCAATTGTGACGTAATAATTCCCACCTTCATTTCCTACCGACTGATGATAATTTCCATCCGTGACTTCGTATCGATCACCAGAGGCGTTTTCTGACACGGTGCCGGATGAATCAATCTGAATATAAGATCCTGCCTTGTGGTGAATCATAATACGCTCACCGTCTGGAGTATCATCCAATTCAATCGAATGGTGAGTCGTTTCGATCACTCTATTATGTGGATATTGGGCATTATAAGCAGATGATGGCTGTGACCAATTTTTATCTGTTCCGGCGATCTTCTGCTCTTCTGTCCTGCCCATCTCTTGCTGAAGGACATAGGTCTCTTCGATATTCTCACCTCGAGCCAATCTTGACATCGATGGGTTACCGATAGATCTTGGGTCAGTACCTTTTGATAATTCTGTGCCGTTACGGTGTGGGACAACACCCCAGCCGTTTTTCTCTGGGTCTACAACCTCTTGATATTGGCCAGGTATTAAACCCAGAACCATAGGTTGTTGTGCATCTCGGCCGTCGAGGAACATGCCGTACACGAATGAATTGAGTGGTGGCGGGGGTTGACTTAAATCGTAAGAACCAGAGGCGACAATTGCCCAGGGCAATTCTGGTGTAGGAACTTGTTTATTCGTACCGTGAACTGAGAACGCACGAACTTGGACCCTTCCTTCAAATTGAGGGTCATCGTTATTCTCCACCACGCCGATGAAGAAGACCGGACTTTTAATTCCTACTCCTAACTCAGCCATATTTCACCATAGTCATTGATGTATTTAAATCGTTCCCCATAATATCGTGATCGGTACTCAATACCAAATAATTGCCAGATAGTTTTGAATCTTGATTTACCTGTTCTCGTACTGTTCTTTCCTGTATATCGATGTTCAATACATTACCAGGTTCAATATCCAATCGACCTGAGATCTCAGCCTTGACTGTGGTCGCACTCATGTGATGAGTATGAGATATTCTGTTGGCATATGATTGAGCATAATGTTGATCGGGTCTAAGGTTTCCTTCCGGCTCATCTTCGTATCGATAGTCTCTAAAGACAATGAACCTAGGAGCGTTTTCCTCGGTAAAGGTTGCCTTCATATATTCTTCTGTATGGATATCATCTGAAATCTTGCGTTTTTTGCCTGACGCACTCACATAGTTACCATTTTTGGTATAATCGTGTACGGTTTCTTTTACCTTTCTTTGTAACAGATTAATCTCTATTGATTTATTTTTATATCCACCCGACACCATATCAGTACCACTGTCAACCCGAACCGTATCCACAAAAGAATTAAGAGAAGCGATCTGGGCAATTGGTTGATCTCCCTCTCGTGTGGTAAAAGGACCATATGTCATCTGCTGAATTTGAGAAGGATTGTCGGTGGCCCTCTTCATTAGAAACTCATCTGTGACGAACCAATATGAACTCAGGGTCTCGAAGAATCTATAAGATGAAGAGATAGAATCCGTGCTGTATGCTCTCGATGCCAGGAAAGACATTGCCCTCTGGGGTGAATAATTCGGAATGACTGCCTTGATATTGCCTATTGAAGGCTGGAGATAGACTCCTCTGCCACTTCTTTTCAAAGTATATTTTCTGGCATCGAAGGGTAAGATCTCTTTGTCTTGGTTGATCGTGGTGTTTCTTTGTTCTGCGAAACCACCAAAATATTCTTTCATCAATGATTCTGCAGCAAAAGAGCACGTCACATTTGTAAAGGGTCTGATTACCTTTCGAATACTAGCGTTCCATGTTGTTCGCGACATAAAGTGAAGCATATACGTCACACCAGAACCATCACTACTTGCATTCACATTATCTATTCTATAGACCTGACAATCTAAATTACGTACGGTACCAAGATCATCGCAGATTAATTCTAAACTGAGTTGTTCTTCACCTCGAAGACCAAACAGATCTAGCATACCTACGTTATCTAAAACGGTTAATACTCCTCTCCAACTCACTGACACGAGCGATTGGGATATATGAATCTCAGTAATGAGACTACTTATATCCCTAGAATTCCTATCGGTCCTTGTAATTTCCGCCTTAAGAATTCTACATGTTTGAGGATTGAATTCGCTCATACGTTAAAACTTGCTTTGAATTCTCGCTCTATTTGAGTCAGGTAAGATTTGTCAAACAACAAAATTTCTTTTTTATTGTTGTTAATGTCTTCTTCGTATTCGTAATATCGATATGCTACCCATTCGTCGGGTATGATTCGTTTGATAATGATCTTAGCACCTTTCTCAGTACGAAGAATTACCCTATCTTCTCTACGGAGATATATGGTTTCAAATGATTCGGGAGTTAAGATAATATCTTCGACGGCCATTTATTATGTCCCCGCTGGTCTGTAATAATAAACAATGTTGTTATCGCCACCCTCATCTTGAAGCCAATTCAAGATATCTTCACCAGTGGCGTCTGCAATATCTTCATATTTGTCTATGAGATATTCGTGGAATTGCTCTAGGCTCTTTGGCCAATCGTGGTAGGGATCAACGATTCCATTCGCCATATAAACCAACCAAACGTAATCCACAGAACCATAGTAATATTGAGCGATGTCTTCTGCCCTCTCTCCTTCTTTTACCGTATACGGCATGTAGAGAAATGGGTTTGTAGTTAGATCCTTGACAAATTGAGTTCTTCGTGTTATATCTCTAACACGACGACCCTCATATTCGATGATAGGAAATTCAGAAAAATATTTCATTTATGCGTTTACCTCTGGCTCATCGGTAGATGTAGCAGGAGATGTTGATTCTGCTCCATAATCTTCTGCCGTATGGATACCAAGTTCATTGATCGTGATTGATAATGTGACTGCTGTAGGTTTACCACCACGCAGGATGGTCATATCATTACCGCCCGTATAATCTGCTGAGACTGCCGAAATCATTGCTGGTTTAAATCGAGGCCAAAAAGATTCATCAACACCAATGAGAACCGTATCTACAACCGATGGATAATTCAAGAATGCCCTTTCAAAACCTGGAATACTACTATCAACTGTAGGGAGCGCGTTACGTTTAAATAGGTTGACAATATTTTTAATATTCTGAGAATCTTGAGGGCTGGATGGGAAAAGTGTCCAATCGAATTGATATGATTTTAGATCAACACCACCAAAGGCCAATGTTTCTTTTGGGTTTAATGTTTTACCGGTGACCGCGTCGATTGTTTTACCCATATCGCCTGGTAGAATATTTCTTGCAGCAAAACCTGCAGCCGCTGCTACGGTACTGGTGTCCAAGCCACCGATCTTCCCCAATGCGTTTTCGATGCCCTTTGCGAGAGAACCTATCATGTCCCCACCGCCTTCTTTTATCTTAGAGAAATCCATATTTTTGATCATCTCTGCACCGGCCTTACCAACCGTCTCTAGCATTTTGTCACCTTTCGAGGCCAAATCACCAATGGTGCCGCCCTTTGCATAACTGGCCAGGCCTCTTGCAATCTTTTCAGCAATCACGTCTTGCTCGAATCCTTCTATTCTGAGCGAGATCTCATCATTGAGTGCAGATGGGAATGGTAATTCTATCGACGAGTTCTTACGAACGTTTGCTGCTTTGCCCCCACCATCATTATTAATCTGATTGGATTGGAGGTCTTGAGGGGCAGAAAACTTTGCATAATTTTCTTGTAGGTCAGCGTATGCATATTCTTTGAAGATAAAAAGAATGGAATGCGGATAGGGAGTAGACGGAAATGAATATCTTTCCGACGACATTCCTTTTTTATTTTGCTGAATTACGAACTCTGGTCGAGTAGATCGTCCCATTTCGGTTCCCTGTTTTTGAATAAATATTAAAGGCAATTACTTTTTATTTATATCGAACTTGACAAATGGCGTATAAAGGTAGGTTTAGGCCCAAGAACCCTGCAAAGTATAAGGGCAACCCTACAAACATAATTTATAGATCCTTGTGGGAATTGAAGTTTTTTCGTTTGGTAGATGATCACCCAGATGTGATTTGGTGGCAATCGGAAGAGCTTGTCGTCCCGTATAGATCACCGATCGATGGAAAGGTGCATAGGTACTATCCAGACGTGATTGTGCACATGCGAAAACGAGACGGCAGTATTGGTACATTGATGATAGAAATCAAACCAGCCGGACAAACTCGGCCACCCGATATAAAGAAAAAGAATGCGACACCCACGGGTAGAATATCTACCAGATATCTGAGAGAGGTTAAAACCTGGGGTGTGAATGAAGCGAAATGGAAAGCAGCAAGAAGCTATTGTGCTGATCGAGGCTGGGAATTTCAAATTTGGACCGAAAAGGAATTGGGTATAAAATGATTAGGATAGTGAATAGATTAGGGTTTTTGTTTTTGGCATTCGTGTTAGGTGTTTATACACAGAGTGTGAAGGGTGCTTGTCAGGCCCATGATGATCATCCAATGATCGATCAGTTGTGTGGTATCGATATGCCTATCAGTGATACTATCTTTTATGAAAACACATCAGACGAACCCATTATTCTCTGGCGTGTGTTCAATATGGAATATCCAGAATCGGCAACAGGTAGATGGTGGTCACTCGATATTCCGACCCAATTTACCAGAGAGGAATATAGAAAGGCAAATGCAATTTGCCCAGAATGGAGTTCATTGAGCGGGATCACCCGATGTACGTTGAAACCGGGTGGGAAGTTTATGATTGGACATACCGAGGCTGTTCAGTGTAAGGATGTTGAATATCCTGCATCTGATACACTTCAAATATTTCTGGTCGACCCGTGGGAAGACCTCCATAACTGTAGTGCCTGGACCTGGGAGGAATAGTGGCTCAAATATTCGACGAAATATTATTAAAGGGAATTCGTGCCGGACAAGTGCCGGGGCGAACCAAAGCCGCACGAGAATGGTACCGTAAACAAGCCCAGGGGGTAAGCAAGGGCTCGGTATCTCAATCAAAACTTGAATCTCAGTTGACCAAATCTGGTAGGGCAAAGGGCCGGCTTCAATACGGCAATATGTACATGTTCGCATATGATCCAAAGCATAAAGACACCTTACCGTATTATGATAAATTTCCTCTCGTTTTTCCAATAAATAGAGCTAAGGGTGGCTTTCTTGGGATCAACCTACATTATCTCCCACCTACGTTGAGAGCTAAACTGATGGATGCTCTATATTCGACAACGACAAATAAAAAATACGATGATTCGACTCGATTGAAGATATCGTACGATATTTTAAATAGTGCTGCTAAATTTAAGCCATTTAAACCGACTGTCAAACATTATCTATCGAATCAATTACAGTCTCGGTTTTTATTAGTCGCTCCTTCGGAATGGGATACAGCACTATTTTTACCGACAGCAAATTTTGTCGGTGCTAGTAAACAAAAGGTCTGGGCAGATTCCAGAAAAATAATAAGGGGATAATAAGTGCCTTTTAACATAACGCAATTCAAGTCAACATTTGATCGATATGGTGGTCCCAGCCGATCGAATCTTTTTGAGGTACGTATATCCAATCGGCCCCGGTTGAATACATCTAGGATAGGGCCTAGAGATTTTTCTTTTTTCTGCAGCAGTATTACAATTCCAGGCATCTCACTTAATATGGCAGAAGATGTTAAGGTCGGCCAATTGAATAGAGAGTTCCCCACCACCATTTCAAAGGAACCAATCCAGGCAATCTTTTTGTGTGATTCAGACCACGAAGTGCTTCGATTCTTCCATTCTTGGATGCAGACTGTTGTGAATTACGGAACGACAGGTGGTCCACTTTCATCGATCAACGGAGATCAGTTACCATTCGAGGTGGGCTATAAAAGCGATTATACATTAGACATGTTCGTTCGACACTATACCACAGATTCTAGTGATTTCCGTTATTACGAAACACAATTTGAAAACATATTCCCTACCTCATTAGGAAATATTGACCTGGCCTGGGAAGACAATGATTCGTTTATGACTCTCCCCGTCGAGTTTTCATTCGATAGATTTAGATTTGCAGGTGAAATTAATGGGACCAATAGAAGTTCCCTCGGTAGAGGTGCTGGTCTCTTAGAGACAATCGGAGCCATTGCTGGATTCGCAGATGTCGTCCGACAAACGGTCAATCAAGGCAATAGTGTAACATCAGTACAAGATGCTGTCAATAGGTTGACTAGAGTTCGTAATTCGTTTGATAATATTAGCGACATCTTCGGAGGTGGCTAAAACATAGGAGTATATTATGGCGTTGCCTAAAATTGATTTACCTATTTTGGAAATGGAGCTTCCTTCCACGGGTGAAAAAATAAAATACCGACCTTTCACGGTCAAAGAAGAAAAAATCTTACTTGTGGCTCAAGAGTCCAAAGATCCAGAGCAAGAGGTTCTCGCTGCTAAACAAGTTGTGAACAATTGCTTGATCGATAAGGAAATTACAGATCTTGCAATGTTTGATTTGGAATTCGTGTTATTGACGATGAGATCTAAATCGATTGATAACAATATTGAATTCAGATTAACTGACCCAGATACAGAAGAACAGATCACGGTCAATCTCGATTTAGATGAAGTCAAGCTGGTTAAGCCAGAAGGACACTCAAATAAAATCAAGATTAATGATGAATATTATTTGTTTTTAAAATATCCAAGTATCGATGAATTCATTAAGATTCTCAGTTTCGAACCTACCGATCCATTGGTAAATTATTTTATTATGATTTCGTGTTTAGATAAGATAGCATCAGAGGACGAGGTACATGATTTTTCTGAGTATTCTGACGAAGAGATCGACGATTTTATGGGTAATATGACTGGAGATGTAATTAAAGGGATTCAGACCTTTTTCCAGACAATGCCAAAATTGAGACACGAGATCCAATACACCAATAAGGAAGGTACCGAAAAGACATTTGTGATAGAGGGAATGCGAACGTTTTTTATCTAATGCTGTGCCATACCACTTTGGGAAACTATTATCAGGTCTTGTTTGCCATGGTGCAGCATCATAAATACTCAATAGGTGAGCTGGAAAAGTTAATACCATACGAAAGAGACCTGTATTTCGCGATGTTAGTTAACTGGGTCGAAGAACAAAAAGAAAAACAGAAGAAATAACAATGGCAGAAGAAACAGCAGGATCATTACCCATGAAGGGTAGAGCTTCGACTAATCGAACCGAAGATAAGAAGCAATATTCTGAACAGACAGAGGCAATCATTGATCGTCTCAAGCGAGAAGGACAATTACTGCGTAATAGTGGTAAGAACTCTATTCGTCAAACAAATGTCGAGTTGGAAAAATTTTCTGTTGCGTTCGATAGTATCTCTGATGCCATTGCAGATCAAAGTTCTATCTTAGACGGGATGCAAGGTCTAGCTCAAGATCAAGCTGAAACCGCAAAACGAAATGCTGATCTGGCCGAATTAGACGATGGGGAATCTGAAACTGCCAAAGAAATCAGAATGCTTCGAGAAAAGGCTGATCTATTCAGAGCAAAATCTGACCTAAAAGAAGCAAAAGGACCAGGCCTTCTTGACAAACTTATAGGCGGTGGAGCAAGAAGTCTTCTGAAGAATCTTGCTATCTTTGCTGGTGGGGGTTATATTGCTTTTAAAGTAATAAAAGGATTTGTTAACGAAATGACCGATGGTGGGTTTGATCGGTTTATGGAAGATATCAAAAACTTTGATTTCGCTGGTCTCGGTCAAACACTATTAGAGTTTGGAACCACTGCTGTTGAATTCATTGGTCAGGCCGGTGCAGGATTACAGAGTATGATTACATACTTCGATGATCCTTTAAAGATTCTGACCGGTCTTGCAGCATCAGCAGTCGGTGCTAAACTCATTACCTCTATTGGAACATCTATTGCTGGAAAGGCAATTGCAAGTCTTGTTACTGGAATGCCTGGTGCAATGTCTGGCGCTGCTGGTAAGGGTATGGGTAAGGCAATGATGGGTGCCCTGGGTGTGGCCGGATTGATCTACGCTGAAGATATAGCCTCTTTTATTAGAGGTGAAGCCAGAAATGCTGACATCAAGAATTTTGACCTTAGAGAATCCGCCACATCAGTAGGAATTAGTGCTGGAGCTGGTGCCACCCTTGGTATGATGTTTGGTCCTAAAGGAGCTCTCGTAGGAGCCGTTGCTGGATTTGCCTATGGTCTAGGGAAAGAGGTTTATGATTTCATTCAAGACGACGTCTTAGACAAAGGAATCCTGTCGAATGAGGCAGAAGACATTATTGCAGCTCGTAGAGAAAGACAGCGACTTCAAGAATCACTCGGTGACAAATATCAAGAATACATAGACGCGTTACCTGAGAGAAAAAGAGCCGAAATCTTATCAGACGATGAATTCAATGCAAGGGCCCAGGCAGAATTAGACAGATTAGATACTGAAATGGCTGAAGCCCAAGAAGCTTTTGATAATCGAAGCATTTATGTTGGCCGCGGCCGATCCAAAACCCTTCGAAGTGCACGTCTTCTGGAAAGAGAAAAGGAAGAATTCGACGAGAAGATGGCACTTTTACGCCAACAAAGAGAGGGTCTCGCTGGACAACTTGCTGGAATGGATCTTGAAATAACTCCGGCCGTAACACCAATAATGGATGCTGCCGAAGCTCCTACTCCTCTCACCCCTCCACCAAATGCCGTAATACAAGAAATGCCGGCAGATATGGCTGCGAAATTAGAAAGTGTCGCGAATGTTCAGGCTCAGACAGTGACTGTCGAGGTGAACAGAGGTGGTGATAATCACACGAATATCGTTAATGATATTAAAGGTGGTCCTACGCAGACATTTACTAGTGTTAATGCTAATGGATCTCCTGTCCAGCAAGATGTCTTCGGGCCAATAAGCTAAAAAAAAGGAGCCCTATTCGGACTCCTTTTCTTTTTGCCTTTGTTCTTCTCTTTTTCTAAGAGCTTCATTTAGATTATGGTCATACATTTCGATGAAATTCATCCACTGTAAAGCCTCTTTAAAATCAGCCCAGTATTGTATAAGAAAATTACGCAGCTTTTTCATCCTTACTCCCTACAGATCGTACCGCAAATCTTTCAGCAACTGATTCGAGGTAAGCGATGACTTTTTCTGGAGCAGATTCACCATAAGGATCTTCTGGGCAATTGTCCATCTGACCTGGTTCTACGAATGCTTTCTCAACGACACAGTCGGTGACTAACATTGCATATCGCCATGATCGATTTCCAAAGCCGAGATTGTCTTTTTCGACCAACATATTAAGTCCAGCAGTAAATTGACCAGAGCCATCTGGAATCATCTTGATGTTTTCCACTCCTTGAGCCTTAGCCCAGGCATTCATTACAAATGCGTCATTTACCGATACACAGTAAACGTCATCAACATGAAGTGATTTGATGCACTCATAGGCCTCTTCAAAGCCAGGTACCTGATACGTCGAACACGTGGGTGTGAATGCTCCAGGCAAACTGAATACAACTATACGCTTCTTCTCGAAAAGATCATCCGTGGTTACATCTTCCCACCGATAGGGATTGTCACCGCCAATCGATTCGTCGCGTACACGTGTCTTAAAGACTACATCAGGTAGTAGTCGTCCTTGTAATTCCATTATATAAGTCTCCTCAATCGACCAATAGTTCTTTTTTAGAATTAATGGCTATTTTCTTGGGTCTTTTCTCTTCGGGGATAATCCTTTCCAAATGAATAGTTAAAAGACCATTGACATACTCGGCTCCTTGCACCTCAATATCATCCGTGAGGGTGAATTGTCGAGTAAATTTCTTTCGTGATATACCGCGATGAAGATATTCGCCACCGGCATTCATATAATCACCAGGCTCTTCCCAAGCAGATTTGACAGTCAGTTGGTCTTCTTTGACCTCGATGTCAATATCGTCTTGATCGATTCCAGCGAGAGCTATGTCGATATAAAAATCTTCTGCTTCTCTGCGGATATTGTATGGGGGGAATCCTTGGTTATTAGAATGAGTTGCATGATGCATTTCATTCAGACGATCGAACATACGATCAAAACCAACGGAATAGGGGCTTAAAGTATTAAACTTAAGTGTAGTCATGTGCTATCTCCTTTTAAGCAAGACATTGAGTTGTGTGCCGGTAATACCCGACGGTTCAATGAGACCCTTTCGGCATCTCACGGAATTTATTTATATTAGTTTGTACTGCCCAATCCACCATCCCGATCAGTTTTTTGTTCGGGTTGTGTTTTTGTTTCTGATAGAGAATACTTCAGAGTCTTCTGGAGCATTCCCTGAGCGATCCTTTCGCCATTCTTAATCATCACCAGAGTATCTGATAGGTTGTATAAGACGACGAATAACGGATCGACATAGTCGCTATCTATTATACCAGTGTTATTCGCTAATGTCAACCCTTTTTTGAGGGCGACACTTGATCGAACATATACCTTGAGGACATGATTGTCTGGGATATCAAAGATCAATCCGGTAGGTATAAGGACACGAGTCTCGGGTGGGATTTTGATTGCAGCGTCACCCTCAAGTCGGTCTTTGGCTACAATGGGGGTTTCTTTATTCCACGCATTATAACTTTTGAGCCTATCTCCAAATTGGAAACATGCTTTAAGATCAAAACATGCAGAACCCTCAGTCGCGAATTCTGGTAGTGTTGCCTCTTGAACACTTCTATACACTTTCATAATATAAACCTCAAAATTTATTTTTTACCAATATTATACTTTACTACTAAATCCCAATCGCTCTTATCTTTAAATGAAATGATTTTAATCTGGTTGAGTGGAGCCACCAAATCGTTGGCCTTTTCTTTGTCGATTATCTTGATCAGTTCCCACTCTTCTAGCAAATTGACGATTGCGTTACGTCGTCCTTTGTCTTCATCTGTAAACGTATTGTACTTGCCATCCAGAACAAAAAGTTCTTTAAAATGCAAAATTGAATATCTACCTTTCTTGTGTAAAATATGGCAAGACTGATAGAGCTTTTTTTCTTTACGCGAGGAAATACCAATTCTTGTGAGCGTCTCACGGACTTTTAGGAAATTGTCTTGATTGGGTAATTCAATCTCGACACCGACGCCCTTAAATATATCTTCTGAATCCATACTGCAAATTCACCTTATTTCTTATTATTATGGAAAAGTCATCATTCTATTTAGGAATGTATCAATTTCCACCCTTCTCCAAACGAGAATGTATCTCACTTAACTGGGATTTGGATAGGGCTTTAAGGTAAAGCTTTGCAATAGACCTCGAACACTGATAGACCTGCTGGATAGCATCAAGATCTACGTCCTGTTCTGGTTTGAACCATTTCGAAAATCTCTTTCTCTTTCGAAGGGCAGCACGATAATAATCGAACTGACCCACTGGGAACATATGATGTCTCTGGTTCATTTCATTCACATGCAGTATTGAATCATCGAAGAATGACAGGCCTCTATTCACGATAAAGGGTAGATACTCTTTCTCCGTGAGAGCGGGGTTGTCTGATTCTCTGATAAGATCCTTCTTGTTATCAGAAACGGCTGAGATGAAATCAAATGGGCTTAGGTCTTTCACTATGTAACTCCTCAATATCTTTCAGTATCTCATCAAATTGTGTGGCGCAGGTACCACAGACCTTGACCTGGTGTTTACCTTCTAGGGTATTCATCGTGATCTCATAGAGATCATGTTTGGTCTTGATCTTTTTTCCACAATTAAAGCATTTTCTTGAGATGAACACTATTTGAACTCCGATTCGATCATGATCTCAGTCAAGAAAGCAACCATATTGATTTCTTGGTCGGCAACAAAATTGGCCTTGTACATATAATCAGCCAGGGTTACAACCAGACCGGGGACAGATTTGAATTCAATCTTGTCACTGGCCGTATCATAGATCCGACGAAAGAGTTCGTTCATATCTTGATCAGAGTTCTTGGCAACCCATTTCCGCATCTCAGTGAAGTTCTTCTGCTTGAGAAGAGAGAAGAGTTCGTCCACCGATTCTTGTTTAAGGTTGACGAAGATACCCTCATCGATAGAACCAGAACCAGCATAGGATTGGAGTTCAGTAAGGACCCGTCGAAAATCTGGAAAATATTTTTCGATGATCTTGGCCACGACCTTCTTGTCATATGTCACCCCTTCCATATCGAGGATGGTAGTCACACGTTTGAAGAATTGCATGGCAAGGGCAGGTCTTTCTTCTGGGTTAATAGAGAAATCTACCTCAGAAAGCCGAGATCGTAGGGGTTCGATAATCCTGTTCTTGAAGTTACAGGTAAAGATGAAACCACAGTTCGAAGAATATTCTTCGATGAAGTTTCTCAGTGCAGGTTGGACACTGGTGGCATTGAGATAGTCTGCCTCATCAAAGATCACATATTTCCGACCACCAGTCAGAGATACCGCTGAAGCAAACGTAGAGATATCATACCGAATCGAATCGATATTGACATTAAGAGATCCATTCTTGACAATATAATCACAGCCAAGTTCATCTAGCATTGCCTTAGCGATGGTGGTCTTACCAACGCCAGGGGTACCAGTCAGGAGTAGATTAGGGATTGTCTCGTCAGAAACAAATTTTTTGAAAGCAGTTTTTGTCTTTTCAGGAAGAATGGTGTCATCAATTTTTTGTGGCCGGTATTTCTCCACCCACAACACTTCGTTGGATTTAACATCCACCATAATATAGTCACCTTAATCATAATATAAAAAAATAGGGGCCTGATTCGGCCCCCAAAGTGGGGTTCTTATTGAACCACCAAGTTCGACAATTCCCCTTCTGGGGGAACGGCGACATCAACACCCTGTTCAGCAGCGGCAGCCATTTGCTGCTCAGAACTTTGCTGAGGGCCATTTTGCTGAAGATATACTTCAAGCTTATCACGAAGCATACCTACGCCTCGGAGTTCGTTGCCTTGGAAGGCACCACGACGTGAAACCACATCGATAATCTGCAGGGTAGTAGCAATATCATTCAGAGTGATAGATACTGGCTCCTGCTGTTGCTGTTGCATTTCGCTCATAATTAAGCTCCTTTATTGTAAGTCGACTTTGAATCAATAGCCACAAAATATGTAGCAGTTTCGCCTTTGAATTGAGAAATTCCTTTTGAGCACAAAACAACTTCATAGTCTTGAGGCAAGAGCTTGAGGTTATCAGTCTTAATGATAATCTTAAACTCGTCGGCAGTCTCACCAATTTCAATACCGTAATCATCGGAACCTTCATTGGAACTGTCGATTGCTTTGAGGAATACCTTACCGTCGGTACCAACGAAGGCAACCTCTGAGAATTGGAGAACACCGGCAGCCTTGACGACTGATTGGAGGTCATCCCAACCCACATTCACTTTCACATCTTCAGAAGGAATGGTAATTTCCTTAGAGGGCGGAACGTGTATCATCGAGATGTCAGCGTACACATATTTTGTCTTACGCTTACCCTCGGAGATAATAAAGTATTTATCTTCGAACTCGACATTTGGTTCATTATATAGACTCAAAATTGAGATGAATCGAGATAAATCATAGATACATGCCTCAGCAGGGATCTCATCAGCAATCACTGCCTTAGCAATAAGGGTCTTCTCTGGAGTAATAGTGCGAAGCTCTCGACCAGGTTGCAACAAGATAGACTTGTTGATGCCGGAAAAGGATTTCAGCACATTCAGAGTTTGTTCACTAAAGTTCATTATATAAGGGTCTCCCTACTTGCGTTTCGGTTTTCTATATTTTCGTTTCATTGAGGATCTATCTGCTGTCATAGATAGACCTAAATCGTGCATCGCCTGCATATCACCTTTGAATACATGCATACCAACATGGTTCAATTTCATCCAAGGGCATAGCCATAGAAACATTCCAGCCTCTCTTGCCTTCTTGCAGAAATAGTAATCTTCAGAAAGATATCGTTTTGTTTCTGGGTCGATCACACAATCAAAGAATGCTGTGATCTCATTCGTCCCATCAAAGTTATCTGTTCTAGCATGGTCAGGTCGATATCGTTGCTCTGGATATCTCTTTGCCCATTCTTCTAATGTTGATCTGGGCAATAACATGAAACCAGTGGCAGCCTCTGCGACTTGTACCGGCCTCTTCATATCATCAGCACCCATCTTCGATAGATTCAAGGCAAAATCTGCAGAATAATTTTCGAGGTCGAAGGGGCTGTTATCTCCCTTGCCTAACCTTGATGCGACATGCACTTTTTCCCAAGCAATTGTCTTCTTCGGATAAGCACCAGAAATTACGTGTACTGTTTCTGGATTCGAATGCTGAATGGCTAGAAGATTCAAAACATCTCTTGGATCAAAACCAATATCTGAATCAATGAACAACAAATGGGTACAGTTAGATCGAAGGAACTCATCGGTGATGTAATTCCTTGCTCTTTGAACTAGACTTTCGTTGAACAAGAAATATTGATTGATAAAGATGCCTTGCTGGGAACAAAGTGCGGATAGATCTGCCACTGATTTAGTGTATAGGCCAGAGCATTGGCCACCATACATTGGTGTGCCCAGAAAGATCCTGTATTGTTTCAGGTCTTCTACTCTTACTTCACCTTCAGACATTATAATACCTCAAAAATATTTGTTAAGAACAGAAATCTTATCATCAAGTTCTGCAATCTTGGTCAGTTCACTCTCAATAGTTTCCATCACGTCAGGGTGTTCTGCGACCCCGACACGTTTTTCGAGCAAGATCTCCACATTGATTCTGTGTCTTTCAATGCCTGCCTTGAAGTATGTAACAAGGCCGTCAATTATTTCTTCTCGTAAATCTGCCATAATAAACTCCTATTATATCAAAGATTGGGTTGCTTGTCAACCCCTCATATCTCTATTCAGTTCTGTAGCGTATTTTAATAAATTCAAAATGTGATTCTCACCCGTGGTATCAGATACCTGCTCGGAATATTTCACGAATCCAGCAGTATCTTTGGGGAAACAATTACCACCAAATCCTCGTGATCCATCTGGCCCTGGCACCTTCATATGACTAGGACCCATTCGAGGTTCCTGTGCCAAGATATCGGTAAAGGTATCCCACGATTCTGATGTTCCACTATTTTCAAACAGAGTATTCAATTCGTTGAAGAAGACAACCTTCATTGCAAGGAAACTGTTGATCGTGTATTTTATCATAGATGCGGCCACCATGTCAACCTTATATGTGGGACATGTTTTCACATTACTGTGGGTCTTGTAGAATTTTTCGACCTCGATACAGTCATCCAATTCACCACCGATGATCTGAAACGGTGGGTTGATAAAGTCTTTCTTTGCATTGGCCTCGGTCAAGAACTCTGGGTTATACACGAGGCGTAACCGATCACCATAAGCAGTTTTCAGATACTTGATACTCTGAGGAGTGATCGTACTCTTGATTACGACGATTCCTTTGTAGTTCTTATTATATAAAGAAGAACACACCTTTCGAACGATGGTGTTGTCTTGTGTGCCATCTGGCATCTGCGGTGTCGGTACACAGACAAATACCATCTGTGGGCTGAATCCCATAAGATCGTCGTAGTTACTATCACCGAATCGTGGGTCGATGATCAACTGTTTCGTGAAATCGTTGTTAAAGCCGTGTGAGACTGAGCCACCCACGAAACCATGACCAATGATTCCCAAGCGTAGTGAGTATTCCATAAGATTTTCTTGCTCTCTAGTTAAAGCTGACATGTCAAGTGCTCCATAATGTATGTAAAATTATTTAGTCTAAAAATTCAACCCGCTCTATGAACTGCATGCGAAGAACATCAGCAAGGATATCCCATGAGCTGTCATGGTGCTTGAAGTGCTTATCCCATTCTTCTTTGTTCACTGGAGCGAATCCATTCTTTTTAGGAAAATTTAATTTTGCGTCAATCCAAGTTCGAGTATCTCTCAATGCATAGTGTGGGAGATATTCGTGTATCTTAGGTAATTTACCGGCAGCGTCGAAGAGACGCCAGAGGATGATGGGGTCAAATGTATTTGACCGAGACCACCAACAAGATATTTTGCCATGAGGAATCAGAAACTCTAAGAACTCATCACAGAATTCATCTACGGATAGATCATCTGGTTTGGGTGAGATGTTCTTTCTGACATTTTTAGGCTGTTCTGCCCAAAATTCTAAAGTGCTTTGATCAATCGTAAAGTCGTGTTCCTTTACCTGTTGTTGAACATTGAGCTTGAATTTTTTACACTCTGAAATAGAGTCGAAATTGTAGGGCTTGTTGGTTTGGAAACGATCCCAGTCGAAGACCATGGCAGACATATCGATCACAGCACAACTGTGAATATCAATACCCATGGTTTCAAAATCAATAATTAAGTGTTTTCTACTCATAACAAAAAATTTAGGTGTCAATCAATCTATTTATATAGCTTCATCGCCGGGGGTATGGCGAAAAGGAAATCTTTGATATAAGTTTCCAAATTGTGTTCTGGCTCCCACCCAAGTGCCTTGGTTTTGTTCGTGATCACGGGTGCAGACATCCTGTTACCCGGTCTGGGAGGTAACATCTCAATCGGAGCATTAAACATCTCAGCGACTTCTTGAACTGTATAAGAGTCTGGATGGCCAATACCATATTCATCACCCTTACCATCGATACCAATTAAAATCAGAGCCTGGACAATGTCAGCAATGTGAGTGAAGTTTCTCTTTTGTGTACCAGGGGCGACCACCTGTAAAGGAAGCCCTTTGTCGAAACGATCCATATATTTTGCAATTAAAGTGGCATATTTCCCTTCACTGATTTCACGAGGACCGTATACGTTATAGAAATATGTGATAGCATAATCGAGGTGATACCATTCACAGAATTGCTTGACCAGTTCTGTATTCTGCTTCTTGAAAAATGCATATGGGCTTATCGTGTAACCATCGTGTTCGTCTGCAAATTTTGTACTCGATCCAGCATATATGATCTTTGCACCCCAGTTCCTTGCAGCCTGTAGCAAACGAAAGGTGCCGTTGACATTATATCGATGAACCAAATTGATGTCGTCAAAGCTCTGTTCTACACGAGAATACTCTCCTAGATGATAGACAAGATCGAATCGAGGCATGGCATCCATTCGCATGGAATCTGTTGTCCCGCGAATGTAGCTTACCCCCGGCACGTGATTGTCAGGTGAGCCGGTAAAATAATTATCAATAGATGTTACGTTATGACCTAGTGCTGTCAAGGCCTCACATAAATGACTACCGACAAATCCGGCACCACCCGTCACGAGAATTTTTTTATGCATGAATTGAAGTCCTTCCTGTTGGGAATACATCTGCCTCGAAATGTGGGTCTGGATATTCATCTTCTAGCCCATAGTTTCGCATGAGACTCATCCCATAATTGTTTGTCTTATTATAGATAGGTACATCTTTTTTCAAAATCAAAGCATTCTGTCTTGCTGGTTGACCAGTATGCTTGTTTACGATTGCGTTGAGATCCACGTGATGATGAACACGACCGTATCGTTCCACCAATGTCACACAATCAGGATGCATCTCTTTCAGCATCTTTGATTTGTTATATGCTGGATCTTCTCCACTCTCATCGGTCTTGTAGTCCTTATAGACCTCGGTGGTGTTACCACCTTTGACAGTCCCTGTCCTCATCTTGCCTTGAAAGAAAGCATAGAACAACATTGTCGTCCATCCTTCTTTGAGGGCTCGGATTGAGATGTCAACGTCCTCGTTAAATTTACCTCTCCATCGACCGGGGAATCGGTTGTCAATAAGGATACATGACATCAATCTAGTATTTAGTATGAACGGCTGATAAGCACACTGATTAATCACGAAGAATTTGTAGTGCGGTCCGGCAAGGGCCACATTCTCATAACGATCTGTGAAGTCTTCCACAGCCCGAAACATACCCGAACCTTTCTCGATGATATATCTCTTATTGTTATGGAGTCGACCAAAGTCAACGATATTATCATCCATCATCCAGTGCTTGTCGAAGCCCATGGCAAGAGAGTGTTCCCACATCCAATTCCGTGCTGGCCCAGAGCCCTTCCCATGATTACTGAAAGGCAATTCAAGAACGGTACCGAACTCTGGATTTGTCACGGCCTGATACTTATCAAACTCTTGAGGTTCAACACAGATATAATATTTGATTCCCATCCGTTCGAGAGCCTTGGCTGTATATCGTGACTCCCATCGACCCTTTGACAGGATGTAGATCGGGTATCGAGTATGGGTCTCATCATCGACCCATTTATTAAAAAGATTCACCTCACGTTCCTTATTAGGATATGCAAGGATATGAGTCTTGTCGGTCAGCTTGTAGCCGAATCTTTCACCGAAATGTTCACGATCTTCTCGTGTGTTGAAATGAACTCGAATCTGTTTGAATGGATCGAGTTTTGGTTGGGTGAAAGCAGGAGCGCCTGCTGCGTACCATTGTATAAATTGGTTCCTCCACTCCTGCTGGAGTTCTTCATGGGTGTGTACGGGTTGAAACATTAATCCTCCAAAAATCCTAATAGGCCGGTATCAGTACGGCCTGCCTTATAGACAAACTTATTTAGTTTAGGCATAGGTTTCTCGTCAGCCTTGAGCATGAATTCGACGTAATCTTCCTCGGTCGGGAAGTTCATCGTAATGGTCTGCCATGGCTCAGGAAACTCTTTATTAATTTTTCTAGGTGCTACTTTAAGCTTGGTGTCAGATTCTTCGCCGAGAAACTCATCAAGATTGTCGATGATGTTTTCCTCATCAGAGTATTCCAACATTGTCTCGTAGTCTAGCGATGTGTCTTTTACTTTCATTCTTACCTCACTGGTGGCCATTATACCATTATTTAGTCGAATTGTCAAGAACTTTTCCTGTGCCACCACAGGTAGGACAAACGACTTCGCCGGGGTCTTCCATAGGAGTATCTACCAATTTTCGTATAGACGCACCGGCGTTGTCGTAAACCAGAAAAGAAATATGACCGAGAGATACTTTCTGGCCATGGCTCACCTCTGAATCTGGGTCTAACCCATAATATTCACATTCATCGAGGATTTGCTCTTCAGTTTTATAATGTCCGCAGCTTCGAACTAGGGCTTCGATTAGTTTCATCGGTTCCTTTTAGATAAGTTACTCTGTGACCATCTCGTATATGTCCACCTTCAAGACACTTGCCACATTGAGATCCAATCTTTTCTAATAGAAAGTGGTTGTCGTCAAGCATCTTTTCTGTAATCGCGTTACAGATACAGAGATACATTAGGATGCCTTGGCAACCATTTTGCTCACATCATAGAGAGCAGAATTGATGTACCAGTTGACAAAGGTGGCAGGTCCCCAGCTGTCACAAGCACCAGTATCGAAATAATCGTCGTGAATAATTGTCGCGACCTTATCGATAGTATCGGCAGGACCATTTTGGATGAAGATCCAATCAGGGTTGGCAAAAGCCTTATCAGCGACAGTGGCCAAATCATTATGGCTCAGATCACTGAGGGGCTTAATAAAGTAGTCGTAAAAGTCATCACCATCAAACATCATATATCCTTAATCAAAAAAATTCCCAGTAACCCAACGGTATGTCATTTCACCTTGATAGTTCCACATACCATCTTGACCGTTGTGGTTTGGGTGGGGCCACAAAAGGGCCTCGTTGGCTTTATCAAAGGCTTCGACCTGATTTCTGGCCTCCACCATAAGTTCAGAGCCATAAGCTTCAAATTTAAATCTCATAATTAGTCCCAATCAGCGACTTGATAACAAACAGCAAGGTTCAAAGACATCACATGATTCTTCAAATAGATCGCCTTTTTCTCGGTACCGGGCTTAGTCCCTTCAACGTATTGGGTACCAGGTTTCATCTGACATTGATAAATCGCATTGATGACTTTTTCTGGGGCGTAACCATAATCGGCCTTCCACTGTTCCTTAGAGTCATAAGGAAAGTCAGGGAGCCATTCAGTTCCATTCAACATCGCAGCAGCGTTGTTTACATCAAACGCAGAATAGATGATCTCAGAACCGGTGGCTGTTTTGACAATAGGAGCCTCTAAACCACTCAGGGCTCGAAGAGCGCCCTTTTCGTGTTCGGCTGGGTCGGTTTGATATCGGGCCTCGGCGGATACACTCGCGAGACAAGCTGCGGTTAGTAACAAAGTTTTCTTAAACATAGTAAAGTTTCCTCTCAATTTCAATAGCCATTATAACACATCTGGCTGGGATGTCAACACTTTTTTTAAAAAAAAGTTAAAATAATTTAAGAATTCTCCTTTGGTGGTTTCATATGAAAATTACTGGGTGACAAAGCGTTGTAAAGTTCTCGAGCTTCTTCTTCAAGACCCTGACCACTCAATTCTTTGTACGCAATATCAATTTCTTTACTTTGATTGTTTCCTTTGACCCAGACATTGTGGTCGTCTGAATAGTTGAAGTACCAGTCGTGCCTTTGTAACATATCTTGAAAATCTTCTAACGTCATCTTAAACTCCTGTAAACAATAGACCATATCCAAACAATCCACCTAGGATTGCGCCCATAATACAACACGCAAGGAACGATACAAGAGGGCTTTCTTTAGGAATCTTGCCCTCTCTCTTAGGGATTGAAAAATCTTTCTTCGCGTAATCTCTCATTACTGACATCGGGAAACGACCTCGCTCATGCGATCTACCTCCTCGCCGAGGGCCTCCATCGACCACTCAGAATAGTTGTAACCACGAGGACGGAAGCCATAGGCATCCTTGTGAGCATCAGAAATGTAGCTGATCAGCGACTCTCTAAGCATCTCAAGCGTGTTCATTATGATGCCTCCGCGAACAATTGACCAAAACCTTCAACCAGAAGGTTGTAAGAATAGACCTCATATCTCCACTCATGGTCGAAATCGTAGTCGTCAGTCTCAAGCGCAGCTACCTCAGCAGCGGCGTAACGCTTCTCAAAACCCATCAGAGCGTCGAGGGTATCTTCAGTACCCATGAAACCTTTGACAATCCTCAAAGCTTGGTTGAAGTCGATCCCTTCAGCCTGCATCTCTTGGATTTCAGATTCTGTTTGGTAGATGATTCGTGCCATGTGTCAATTCCTTATCTCAATTTATGTGTACATTATAGGCTAGATCGGGGCCTTTGTCAACACTTTTTTGTAAAAAAAACAACTTTTTTTAGAACATTTTGGAATAAAGATATAACTTTTTGTTCTATGCGTATTCTGCTTCTTCCCACGCAGCCTCAAAGTCATCAAAACCTTCGGCCACCCGAGTGTTACATAAAGACTCATTATTTTTCAACGCAGTCCATAAAGTCTCAGGCAAAACTTGATGACGTGCTGATCGACGGTCAGCAACATAGTCGGCATAGGTATCAAAAGAGGTAGCGGTTCCTGTTGTTTTCATCATGTCTTTGTTTCCTTGATTTGAGAGTATATTATAGGCCATAGCTGACATTTTATCAAGACTTTTCTTAGAACATTTTGGAATAAGGAACCGATATCACGAGAAGAAATCTTCTAAGGTATTGACCTTCTCGGCAGACCAACCTAGGGCCTCGAGGATGATTTCAATGGGTTTGAGGAACACTTTGTCGAACTGGGTATCGTAGTCGATGTAGGGCTGGAGGTCGAACTCCTTGGGTAGGTTACGGGGGAACGAGATCATATTCTCTCGCAGGGGGTTGGGGAGTTTCAGATAGACATATTTGATCTTATCACCGGAGATGATCTTCTCGTATTTCTTGGATAGATTCTTCTTCTGCAGGAAGTCGTTGTACAGGATACAGCCACGGACGTGGATTGGACATCCCTTCTTGTAGAGTTCTGGGCCGGCCTTCACACGGAATTTGTCAATGTTGTCAGTTCCTGAGTTCTTGGCGATCTCTTCGATGGGGAGCGATTTGAACTGATCTCGAAACTCGGCGATGAATTGTTGGGTGTCTGATTCGGTACCCTGCATGATCACCTTGAAGGCCTCTTTCATCTTATCTCGGCAGACCTCAGGAGTCGAGGACCGAACAGATTCCAAGCCAGTCACAGAGATCTTTGGGGTCTCATAATGGACACCTTCAGAGTTGAGGGTATTGAGAATGTATCTCTTCTTGGCCACGAACAGACCCTTGTCGTTGATCTTCTCTCGTTTCATCCCCATGGCCTGCCGATACGCACCCATGTCATCTGCAAGTTTCTGGTATCCTTTTTCAATGACATCTTCGATTTTCGAGGAGCAGATCTTGTCGAGAAATTCTTCACCCTTCTGCCGATCAATATCAACAGTACCGAAGACCTCTTCGATCACCGGGGCAAAGTTCACATAGATCGAGTCGGTATCGATGTAGATGATATAATCCTTGTCGTCAGTCTTGAGGAGTTTGTTTAGATAATCGTTCACCGATTTCTGGGCATATCGAATCGAGAGCTGTCCAGATGTGGTGATCGCCTCGGCCATCTCATTAATATAGTATGCGAAGTAAATGTTGGCAGTCGCACCATAGAGGCTGTTCATCGAGATCTTGATCGACATCTGAGAGTTGTGTAACTGATTGGCCTCTGCCTTGAGTTTTTTGATCTGTCGAGGATCTTTCTCAACCTCGAGTTGCTGTTCTACAGCCAACATCTGTTTCTTGATCTTGGATCGGTTGTTGTAGTATTCATCAATGATTTCTGGAATGATTCCCAGTTTGTCATTTCGAAAACACACACCATTGGCAGTGACCGACACGTTAGGATCGTCGTTCTTGTAATCACCCTTGAGAACCATGTCCTGCGTCACATATTCTCTACGATCACCAATGTACGTCTCGGGTGACATATTGTATTGAAGCATAAGGTGAGGATACAGGGAGTTCAAATCAAAGGACACGACCCAAGGATGTAGACCGATCTGAGGGTCTTTCACATATCCACCAACGAGATCCGCGCGGTGACCGGGAGAACCACTCTTGATCGGTGGGGCAATATTCTTGCTCATCAATCGACGATAGAGTGTGGTTTCCCATATGCCCACAGTCCCGAATGCCTCTTGGTAATTCACACCACCTTGGTACGCGATGGTCATCACGAGAGCCAATAGGGCAGTCTCATCTTCTAGTCTTTGAATCAGTCGGGTATCTTGGAGGTTATAATCGAGATAGAGCTGAGGATTCTGTTCATAGAGGGCTGTCAATGAGCCGTATTCGGTATAATCAAGTTTCTTCTCACCGAGGATCACATGAGCGATATGGTCAAGTTTGAATGATTCTTGTGGGCCATATTTGTATCCAAACTTCTTGAAAGCATCCAGATAGTCGAGGACAGCCACACCAGAGATCGAATAGGTCGATTGGATCTTGTCGAAGAGTTCACGGCTACGTTTACGAATCTTTTTCCACGGGGACAGTCGGTTTGCCAATTCCTCACCACACTCTCGAAGAATTCTCGTCACGATGTACATGATATCGAAGAACTCTACGTTCCATCCTGTTACGATATCTGGATAGTCAGATGTCCACAGATCCACGAAATGCCGAAGGAGTTGTTGTTCGGTATCGAATTTGATGAAGTTGATATTCTCTGGGTCGATGTCAGTGATCGTTGCGTATTTGTCGTAATCTTTCAGACCGAGCAGATGATAGGTATCTGACTTGGAAGATTTGTACGCGATGGATGTGATTGGGTTATCAGCCTCCTCCACGTTGGGGAAGCCATCGGTAACATCAACCTCGATATCGAACGAGACAATGTTGATCTGATTGATATCGAACTCTATCTCGCCTGGGTAATGTTCTTGAATGAATTGAGCCACATACTTCGTGTTCCCACAGATTTCCATCATCCCAACATCTTTGTATTGGTCGACGAAGTCCGAGGCCTCTTTCATCGAGTCGAACTTGAACGGATGGAGAGGCTTCTCTGTCAGCAGGGAGGTATGGGTGGTGCCTTCTTTCTTGTTCGGGGCATGAACATAGAGAGTGGGCTTGTATGGAATTTTGTGTGCCACCCTCTTGCCGTTCTTGTATCCACGGTAGAGGATGTTGTTGCCGAGTCTATCTACTGAAGTGTAGAATTGCATATATTGTCTCCAGTTTGAGTGGCCATTTTATCACGCACCAAACCAAAAGTCAACCACTATGCACTTTTATGTCCATAAAAGTGTAACTTTGTCCATTTATATGTACCTATAAGTGTAATTTGTATGCACTTATATGTACCTATAAGTATATTATGCAGCAATCTCTGAAAAATTCTTGACTTTGTGGAATCTGATATGATTTGCAAATTTCTCTGCGAACTGATCACCACGGTGTGAGATCACAAAGATGTTGTCGTTGGCATTCAGGTTGTGTAGGGTCTCAATCAGACTTTCAATCCCAGTTCCATCGAGAGCCCCATCAAGGGTCTCGTCGAGAACAAGAAGATTGGTCGACACAGAGTTTCTCAGTTTGGCCACCGATCTCCAGGCCAACATGATCGATAGAGAGATTCGTAACTTCTCACCTTCGGAGAATGACCCATATGAGAACGTGTCACGGAACCGAGACCGAATTACCTCATTGAAGCTCTCGTCAAGATGAAAATCGACAAACAGTTCGAATGCAGCCAAATACTTGTTGATCAGCTTGTTCATCACAGGGATGTACTGCCGAATGATCTTTGCCTTGATCCCACCATCTTTGAGGATCGTGTTCACCACATTCAAGATGTTTTGCTCTTCAAAGAGTTCTTCCCTGCGTTTGTGTAGGTCGCAGAGTTCCTTCTTGAGTTGTTTCATATAGGATTTATCGACCGATTCGACTTCCCTTTCAGCGTTCTCTAGTTCGGACTTATAAGACATGAGGGCATTCTTAGAGATTCGAATCTCGCCTCGATTTTCACTGATATCCGTGTGGTTCTTTTGAATCAGAGTCTCGACCTCGGATATTTCACTGATACGTGAGGACATATCGGCGATCTTCTCTGCGATATCAATCAAGCCCGTTTCAATAGCATGTTTCTTTTCTTCTTTCTCTGTCGTGATCTCTGCCTTAAACTCGTGGTCGATTCCTTGTTTGCAGGTCGGGCAGTTGTCATTGTCGTGATAGAAGGCAATTTCTTTTTCAAAAGTTTGCTTTGATTTTATCAGATCTCGTTCGACATTAGTGTACTTGTCAAGTTTGTTCTGAGTCGAGCTCTTATCTGCAATGGTTTCATATAGGGCAGTTATCTTTTCATCGATGTCGTCGATTAGGAGCTGTTTCTCTTCGATCTTGTCAATGTGTTCCTGCATCTTCTTTTGGATTTTCTTGACCTCAGACTTCTTGATCTTGACGATCTCGGCATTGTTCTTCTCAGCCTGTTCGAGACTTCCCTCGGTCATATCCACCTTATAGCCATTCTCAGCGATATCATTCTTATTCACACTGATTCGATCTTTGGCCAAGAAGTTCATCGTGCTGAAGACTTGGATATCGAGTAGATCTTCGATGATGTCTCGTCGAGATTGCGCCGGGAGTTCCATAAACGGAACATAGGTCGCACTACCTAAGACCACGATCTGATTGAAGGATTTATAATTGATGCCCAGTACGTTCTGTTCTAGGAAGGCCTGGTAATCCTTCTTGGCAGAATCTTGGTTAATCAGCTGTCCATCTCTATGAATCTCAAATACGTTCGGCTTGATGCCTCGACGCACGAGATAATCAGAACCACCAACATTGAACTCGATCTCCACGAGGAGTCCCTTGTTGTTGATACTGTTGAGAAGCTGGGGTTTATTGATCTTTCGAAATGGCTTACCATACAGGCCAAACACGATCGCATCTAAGAATGTAGACTTCCCTGCTCCATTCGAACCACTGATAAGAGTAGAGCTTTTGTTGTCGAGATAGATTGTCGTGAAAGAATTGCCGGTAGATAAGATGTTTTTATAACGAAGTTCTTTAAATTGTAATCTCATCCGATGTTTAATGCCTCATTGTACAGTTCATCGACGGTCCGCTTGATCATTCCCTTGTCAGCGGTCGTCTCTAATGAATCAATATAATTATGTAGGATTTCTGTCGTGTCTTTAGTTTCGTCTAGGATTTCTTCTACACCTGCCGACTCGAGGTTCAAGGCATCATCAACAGCTTTGATATCTGCAGCCCCTTCATCGTTTAATCGATTCATAAACATGTCGTAGATGTAAGCATTCGTTCGATTCTTCACAATCACCTTGATATAGGTATCTTTATAGGGAGAAGTGTCGAAGTTTGCTACATCATCCACGGTCATATCTGTGTCGTCGTAGTCGATCTTATAGAACATCCTGTACGGATTCTCAATCTTGGTCATCTCACGTGTCTCCGTGTCAAAGACATGGAACCCACGACTGCCTAGATAGTCTGACCAGGTCATCTCATAAGGAGCACCAAGATATTCGATGTTTTGGTAGCGAGAAGGGTGATGGAAGTGCCCAGAGTAAACTGATTCAAAGTTCTTGAACACGTTCATGTCGATCCCATCATTACAAGGCATGCCTTTCATCATTTCGAACCCCTTGACCTCAAGATGGCCCATAACGATGTCTGCCTTGGTTTTAGAGATGATTTCAAAATTTTCTTTCTCATTATCCTTACACAACCACGGCAACATAAGGAAGGTGGTCGAACCGAACGTAACCTCTTTGGCAATAGATTCGTAAAGTGTAAATGTGGGGTAATCTTTCAGAAGAAGCTGCATTGAATTGACCTC